GAAGGTGAGGCATACTTCCATGATGGTATAAACTTTAGAGTTGGTGCTAATGAGGGAGACATATTTGGAGAATCTGTAAATCCAAGAGCCTGGGCTAGAAACAACGATTGGAAAGAGGTTGATTCATTCTTGCATGCTCTAGAAGTCGCTGAAAATCAATATTTTGATTTACTGAACTTGGGTTGGATTGCCCAACAAGCAAGAGCGGTACTTCCTAACAGCTTAAAGACCGAGTTAATTATGACTGGTACTATTGAGCAATGGGAAGGGTTCTTCAAACTGAGAGATGCTAAGGATGCTCACCCTCAAGCAAGAGAGTTAGCACAACCATTACATGAAGAGTTTATTAAAAGAGGTTACATAAAATGATAGTAAGAGTATTAGTAGAGTACGTAGACCCTATGGATAATTCACTCCCACCTCAAATTTATATTAGAGAATGGAAAAGTGTAGAAGTTGTTCCTATGGAATGGTACAAAATACTTTCTAATCATCATGGATATAGGTACTATAGAATATGACCGCAAATGAATACTTTGGTGACTGGATTGATGTTATTGACAAAGAGGAACTACGTAAAGTGGTAACTTGGGTTAATAAGGTCAATTCAGCTGACCTATGTCCTTCTCCTAAGAACATCTTTAGAGCATTTAGGGCTTGCTCATTTAAAGACTGCAAGGTGGTCTTTCTTGGGCAAGACCCTTACCCTCAAAGAGGAGTAGCTACTGGAATACTGTTTGGTAATTCAGAGGATACTTCTGAGGAGTATCTATCTCCTTCACTTAAAGTAGTTAAAGAGGCGGCTATTAATTATGAAATTCCCCATAACCTTATAGAGTTTGACAATACGTTAGAGTCTTGGGCTGAGCAGGGAATATTAATGATTAATACAGCCCTTACTTGTGAGGTAGGCAGAGTTGGAGCACACTTTGACATATGGAAACCATTTGTATCTAAGTTGATTCACAACATGAGCTATAAAGATGGAGGTATGATTTATGTTTTATTTGGCAGTCAGGCTGGGTTATTTAAGAATGATATAGTGAATAGCTTAAAGACAATCGAAGTATATCATCCAGCATATTATGCTAGGACTGGTAAGAAGATGCCTAGTAGTGTATTTACTGACATCAATCAGGCATTGAAGCAGCAATATAACTATCAAATAGAATTTTATAAGGAGACAGAATATGGAACGTGTTAATAGAAAGTCGGTAAATGATAAGCTACGTAAGTATGACCATTTAGCTAAGGAAGATGACTTCATTGAAGTTACAGAATGGGCTAATGGTGAAGGTTGGGATGTTACTATAAATGATAGGGTAATCCCACTAACTCGTGGTGAATTAGATGCCATTGACTATCTGACTAAAGGTTTAGATTATGATACTAAATAATAATTGAAAAGATGAAAGAACAGAAGTTTGAATTTAGTGCTAAGAACACTTTCTTTACCTCTGACACCCACTTTGGTCATGCTAACATTATAAAGTTATGCAATAGACCATTTAAGGATGTTGAGGAGATGAATGAAAAGTTGATTGAGAACTGGAATAAAGTAGTCTCAGAGGACGGTACAGTCTTCCACTTGGGAGATTTTGCCTTCGGTGGTAGTGGACTATGGAACAGTGTTATCCCTCGTCTGAATGGACAAATCTACTTGATTATAGGTAATCATGATAGAAAGAATCTAAGGCAAGGTTACATGGATAAGTTTGCAGATGTATTACCACAGATGCAGATTCAAATAGAGAAGAGAAGTATCTACTTGAATCATTATCCATTCCTATGTTATGGAGGTTCATATCGTAACGATGCTGATGCTGTATGGCAGTTATTCGGTCACGTTCATTCTGGTCCTATTAGTTCTGGATTGGATTGTGATAGGTTAGTTCATCTATTCCCATATCAGTATGATGTGGGTGTAGATAACAATAACTATACTCCAATCTCTTGGGAAGAAGTAAAGACAAAGATTCAGCGCCAAATAGATGAAGGAGTAGAGAAATCTGTCAAGGAGCACACAATCCCTGACGAAGTGTATAAACTAAATGACTAAAATATCTTTAGAAATCGACGGTAGGGTACTATCTATGGAGTTACCTTATAATGATGCAACAGCGGAAGAACTTATTAAGGGCTTTTGTACACTGATGCATGGTCAGACATTCCTTATCTGTACTATTAAGGATTCTCTAAGAGAAGCTGCCCAAGATTATAAGGAGGACATAGAATTAGGTTATGAATCCAAACACTCTGAGGAAGATAAAAAGGCTAGAAGCTGGTGAGTCATTTATCACCAGTGAGCCAGGTAACTCAATGCTTCCGTTATATAAAAGTAATGAGAAGCATTTGGTTACTCCTGTTAAGTGGGAAGATTGTAAGGTAGGTGATGTAGTGTTCTGTAAGGTTAGAGGTTCATGTGTAACTCATAAGGTCTATGCAGTAGACAATGAGAAGGGTTGCTTAATAGGTAACAACAAAGGACACATGAACGGCTGGACTAAGAATGTATACGGACTTGCTCATAAAAATTGACCAATCATTAAAGACTAAGAAAGCTTGAAAATATGTGTAACGTCTGACTTGCATGGTATTCTTCCTAAAATAGAAGAGCCTTGTGAGGTAGTGTTGATATGCGGAGATATTATGCCACTGCGTATGCAGAGGAACATCCCTCAGAGTGAAAAGTGGCTAAAGACCACATTCGCTGATTGGGTTAATAATCTCCCATGCGAATCAGTAATCATGGTGGGAGGTAATCATGACTTTGCCTTAGCTAATATGTATAGGCAACCTCTAAAGATTAACTCAATCTTGACAAATCCTACCAATGGTAAACTGGAACTATTAGATAATGAAGCAACATCCGTTATTAGTAAGGATGGTAAGGTATATGATATATGGGGAACTCCCTATTGTAAAATCTTTGGCAACTGGGCATACATGTATGAGCCAGAGACCTTGATTAAAGCATATGAATCTATGCCTCAGCATTGTGATATTGTTATATCTCACGATGCACCTAAGCTGTGTGGTTTAGGTGTTATTCACCAGAGATTTGACAGGGAAGATGCTGGTAATCCTTGGTTAGCTGATGAAATGCTCCGTAAACATCCTAGATATACATTCTGTGGACATATTCATAGTGGTGAACATGAACTGCAAACCCTTGACGATATGAAGATGGCTAATGTATCTTTAGTAGATGAAACTTACACTGAAACTTTTAAACCTTTATATCTCGATGTCAAATAATAAAGTTGTAGTACAAGGAGGAGTTGGATTCCCTGGATTGTTGTTTATAGTACTGTTAGTTTGTAAACTATTTGGTGCTAACATAACATGGTTCTGGGTATTTGCCCCATTATGGATTCCGCTTGCATTAATAGCAGGATTCTTTATTGTATCAATTCTAATTGCAATATTTGTAGCATGGAAAAGAAAACTACTTTAGTAGTTGTGGACTTCCAGTATGACTTCTGTCTACTGGGAGCACCACTCTACGTTCCTGGGTTTGATAAGGCTCTGTGGAACATTTCTCATTTAATTGAGAATAAGAAAGTTGATAGAGTGATATTCACTGCTGATTGGCATCCAGCTAATCACTGTTCATTCAAAAGGAATGGCGGTAAATGGAATGACCATTGTATGCAGTTCTCTAAAGGAGCAGCTATACATGATTTGTTATTGTATGGTTGTATAGGTGCTGGTATACCTTATGAAGTACTCACTAAAGGGACTCTACCCAGTTCTGAGGAATATGGAGTTAAGGTAGCCCCTGCTACTATAAAGGTTAACTATCATACTATCTATAGCCGTTCTATGGGTATTGATGTTAACCCAGACGAGCAGGTAGTAGTGTGTGGATTGGCAGGTGATTATTGCGTTCTTGAAACCTTAAAGAATCTAGAGCCAATTAAGCCTATGTTATACCTAGATGGTGTAGCATCTCTGGATGGTGGCATAAAATTAACTGATTATATTGAAAGTAATAACACAAGATTATTTGAACTATGATTGTAAAATCAATCCTTGACACGGACTTGTATAAGTTTACAACTTCGTATGCTTACATGAAGCTGTTCCCTCATGCAATGGGGACATTTGAGTTCTTTGACAGAGACAACACAGAGTACACAGAAGAGTTTGTACAACAACTACGAATGGAAATATCCAACTTCTGCTCTCTAAAGTTGACTCACGATGAACAAGACTATATGACGACACATTGTCGTTTCATTCCTCCAATGTATTGGGAATGGTTGAGTGGAATTAGACTCAGTGCTGGTAAAGTACAGATATGGTTAGATGAAGATAAGCATCTCCATATCAAAGCTACTGACTACCTTTACAGAGTAACTCTGTATGAAGTGCCAATCTTAGCGATAGTATCTGAGCTTCGTAATAGAATGCTCAATCATACTATCAATATGACAGATGTTCTTATTAGACTAGAACCTAAGATAGTTCTTTCTAATCAGAATCAAATGTTCTTCTCTGAGTTTGGTACTCGTAGACGCTATTCATACAATGTTCAAGAAGCTATAGTAAAGAGTTTGAAAGATAGTGCAGTATATTGTACTGGTACTTCTAACTGTTACTTGGCAATGAAGTATGATATGTCTATGATTGGAACTCACCCACATGAATGGTTTATGTTCCACGGTGCTATGTATGGCTATAAGCAAGCTAATTATATGGCATTGGAAGATTGGGTAAGTGTGTATGATGGTGACTTAGGTATTGCATTGAGTGATACTTATACTTCTGCTGTATTCTTCAGGAATCTGTCTCGTAAGCAAGCAAAGCTGTTTGATGGTGTGCGTCAGGATAGTGGTGATGAGTTTAAGTTTGTAACAAGTACTATTGCACGTTATAAGGAACTTGGAATCGACCCTACTACTAAGACAATTATCTTTAGTAATGCTCTTACATTCGAGAAAGCTCTTGAAATCCGAGAATATTGTAGAGGACGTATCCGTTGTGCATTTGGTATTGGAACTAATCTCACTAATGATACTGGACATAGACCTTCCAATATTGTTATGAAATTAACTTCCTGCCAGATGAATAAGAATCAACCTGTATTTAACTGTGTTAAACTATCCGATGATTTGGGTAAGCATACTGGTCAGGAACAAGAAGTGGAACACTGTATGAGTGAGCTGGGATTATGAAGTGGGAATATAATAAGGTTAGCTCATCATGTGAGCTAACTACTTCTAAGCTAAATGAATTAGGTAAAGAATCGTGGGAACTTGTATCAGTGATGCAAACCGTTTCAGTTAAGTATATTGGCGGGGTTCGTATTGATACTACATCAATGGTTTATTACTTTAAAAGACCAATAGAATGAGAGAATTAAATTATGAAAGGGTATTCAATGTTCTCGTTAAAGAGACATCGAATTATATGACCAAGAATCATCTTAATGCTATGGTTCTTGGTATTAGCGGTGGTATTGATTCCACCGTTGTTGCAGCTATTTGCCATGAAGTAAGTAAGCAAACTGGCATCCCATTTATAGGCAGAAGCCTACCTATTAAGAATAAGGATGATGAGTTCAGTGTATCAGAGTTGGTAGGAAATGCTTTCTGTGATGATTTCAAGGTTGTAAACCTTATTAATGTATATCAGCACGCAAATCAGACCATTTATGACAGTGAAGGTACTCTTGGTACTCCTATCTCTAAGGGTAATGTTCAGGCTAGACTTAGAATGATTTACCTCTATAATCTAGCAGGAATCAATAGGGGCTTAGTAATGGATACTGATAACCTTACTGAACATAATCTCGGATTCTGGACTATTCATGGTGATGAAGGTGACTTTAATCCTATTGGAGGTCTGTGGAAGACTGAAGTTTATGAACTTGCTAAGTACATACTTAGGAAGTATGAGGATAAAATGCGGTCTTTAGACGAAGGGCATTTCTATGAGGAAGAAGATAGGTTAGGGGCAATGTATAAAGCGATAACCGAATCTATTGCCCTTACTCCTACTGATGGTCTGGGTATTAGTAGCAGTGATTTAGAACAGATTGGTGCTAAGAGTTATTATGATGTAGACAGAGTATTACAAACTGTTACTTGTAAGGCTTCTCCTGAGAATGACAAATTACAGGATGAGTTAACGGCTGAGCTTGGACCAGATGTTGTGGGTAAAATCATACAGCGTCACACTAACTCCAAGTTCAAGAGGTTACTTAGTCCTATCATAGTACCTAGAGAACTGTATGATTGACTTCTTAGAGCTAATCCTAGAATTAGTAAATGTTAAATCATGTAATGAGCTAGTGGCTCTGCTTGTTATGGGCGGAGTACTAGTCATTATCTATTATTTGTTTCTTGTATGAAATTATATTATTTATTCTTATTAGCAATGTTCTTCTTAATGGGATGTACCAATTCATCTAACATTAGTGGTCCAGATGTTGTAGGGACATCTAAGGTGCACGGGGATGTATACAGGTACACCATTGATGAGCATGAGTATATAAAAATGTGTAGTGGCTTTGCACACTCTGGTACTTGTAAGAAGTGCAAGAAGGAGTTGGAAAGTACTATCCGTAAAATAGTTAAGGAGGAACGTTCACAATGGTAGGAATATTCTTTGGGTCTTTTGACCCGCCCCATATTGGTCATGTTAATATTGTCACAGCTGCACTTAATTCTGGTATTGTTGATAAGGTTATAGTAGTTCCAGCATATAAGAGTGTATGGAAGAACACCGAAACTAAGTGGGAGTATAGACTCACTATGGCTAAGGAAACCTTTGATAACATTCCTGGAGTAGTTGTGGATGGTATTGAGTATCGTATCGCTAATGGAGAACCATTACCCACTTATAAGACTATTGAAGCATTAAAAGAGATTTATGGTGAGTTTACTATCGTAACATCTGCTGAGACTTATAAGGAGATTCCAAGATGGCAGCATGGTGATGAGATACTAAAGGGCAATAAGTTCTTAGTAGTAGATGTAGCACACTTTAATAGTGAGGATATTCCACATGATAAAGTGAAAGTTATCTATGCTCCCGATATTACAATATGCTCTACCGCTATCAGAAAGTGGGTTGATAATGGCAGAATTATAATACCATTTGTAACAGATGAAGTAAATTCAATAATTAGAAAACTTGGGCTATACAAATGAGTCAAATCTATGTTTCGGGTCCTTGGTCTTTTGCTTCTGGAGTACTGCAAGTAGTTAAGAGCATAAAGACCCAATCTAAGAGAGATAAGGTAGTTTATAGTGAGAAAGGAACTGAGTATCAGTTCTCTAAACTAGAACAATCCGATTATGTCGTATTCGTGTTAGATGGATTTGCATGGCAGCAGAGATTAGAAAGTATTTCTAAGGGAATGCTCTCAGAACTTATATGGTGTATCAATCATAGAGTTCCAATGTTCTTAGCTTACAAATCAGCTAATGGATTAGGCATATATGCAACTGAAATAGATGACAATTTAACCTTTAAGGGAATTGCAGGTACTGCCAACACCTTCTATCAGATTATAAACAATCAGTTTGGGACTATTGTAGCTCCAAATGATACTTCTGGATTTGTTCTGAGTTATCAAGACGCGGATTTAGGAAGCGATTGTGTATATCTGAAGGGAGAGTGGATAGCTGACCCATTAGATTTCCTTAATGTTGAACAACCAAAGAGTTACTTTTATTAATATGAAGAACTTTCCTTTATTAGACGAGAATGGTAAGGAATGGTGGATTAGCCGTTCTATTGCTGTAACAGGATGTATATTTACATTCCTAAATGGTAAGTGGTGTGTACTAGCCAATAAGAGAGGTGAAGGTACTCCCGACTTCCAGGGAATGTGGAATATGCCATGTGGTTACTTAGACTTTGATGAAACTACAGCACAAGCTGTAGTTAGAGAGGTCTACGAAGAGACTGGTGTTAAGGTAAATCCAGAGTACTTACACTTCTGGAAGTTCAATGACTCTCCAACTCAGAATAGGCAGAATGTATCATTCAGATACTATGCTCTAGTTGATGCACAGCCAGGTAATATCAGTGTAGGTACTGGTAATGACAGAGGTGGTGAAGAGGACGAGGTGGAAGCTATTGGATGGATTCCAGTAGACTCTATTGATAAGTATCGGTGGGCATTTGGTCACGATGAAATTATTAAGGAGTTTACTGAGTGGATGCACTTAGAGGATGGAGATTTGGATATGCAAGACATAGACCCAGTATGATATACTTTATAAGTGGGCATAGAGACTTAACATGGGAGGAGTTTGCCAAATGGTATGCTCCTGCCATTAGTAGGACTCTTAGCACAGACAATGGAGCAATATTCGTAGTGGCAGAATGTGATGGTGCTGATAGAATGGCTCAAGATTATTTGCTAGCTTGTGGTGTTCCTCCAAAGAACATCAATGTTTATCATATGCTAAAAGCACCTAGATATTTAGCTAATAACAATATACCTACTATAGGTGGATTTACATCTGACCTGCAGCGGGATGAGGCTATGACTAAAAACTCCGACTACGACATTGCCTTTATTCGTAAGGGTAAGGAGTCGTCTGGAACTGCCCAAAACATTCTAAGAAGATGGGCAAAGGGATAAGTGATTATGAACTTGACATGGCTATAATTTCTAGTAAAGCTAACGCTGATGAGAAAGAAAGGTTTGAAAGGCTCAGATTACACTTTACTAGTCTGTTCCTACAACACCCAAAGATGCTCGAAGTCCTGTCTTATAAGGATATAGTACTGAAAGCCAAAGAATTTACTAAAGAATATCTAAAGCATGAATAAGTTTATATTCCTAGACATAGATGGGGTTATGAATAGTAATCTCTTCTATTCAGAAAGAACTCAGGATAAGAGATATGATGAGTGGATTAAAGAGCATCCTCAACACATAGCTTGGGGTGCTTGCAATATTGACCCAAGAGCAGTAGAAAGGCTGAATAGAATTACTGATGCTACTGGGGCTAAGATTGTTGTATCTTCTACTTGGAGGAGTGATAGTAATTTGCAAGAAGTGTTTAACCTTGTTGGAATTAAAGAGCCAATACATGACATAACTCCTTTTATGAGGAGTAGACATAGAGGTTCTGAAATCCAGGAATGGTTAGATAAGCAAACTGAACCTTATCGGTATATAATCTTAGACGATGATACTGATATGTTGGATTGGCAACTACCTTATTTCATTCAATCTGATTGGCTGAAATGGGGTTTGAGTGATGAGGATGTTGAACAAGCAATACATATTCTAAATGATACCAATACAGCCGCTAAGGCACATCTATAATGACCCTTCATTAGATAGAGAACTTCTATTGAGGAAACTAACATCTCTTAGACTAAAGGGTATGCTCAGTATTGAAGAATATGAGTATTTAAAACATTTAATAAGAAAGGAGAACGAGAATGCTCAGAGAGCAAATAGATGCACTTATTAAGCAATCTATGCTTGATAAGAATGTAAAGAGGACAGAGGTACTAAGAGCTATTAAGAATGAGTTCTTAGTGTATCAAACTGCTAAGGGTGCTAAACCTTTAGATGATGCAGCCGAGTTTACTATTCTTCGTAAGATGGTAAAACAGAGATTAGATAGTAGAGACCAATACATTGCAGCTGGAAGGAAAGACTTAGCCGATAATGAATCCAAAGAGATTCTTGTGCTTGAGTCTTTCCTTCCGAGTGAAGCCTCAGGTGAGGAAATTACTAATGCAATCTATGAGGTTATCTCAGAGAAGGGTTGGGGTGACGGAGAGACAGGTCCCCAAATCCCGAAGAAGTGCATGGGAGAGGCTGTTAAGTTGGTCAAGGCAAAGCTTGCTAATGTAGATGGTAAATTGTTAGCTGACACAATTAAGACTTATCTCGTATGACACTGAAGGAAATAGTAACTCTTCCTGCTGAAGCGAAGTTTACCCATGCAATAGCTGGAACTCTTTACTATAGAATCACAACTGATAATATAGTAGTAGAGTTTCCTATTGACATGAACGATAAGGATGATGTAGGTACAACTACATTTGTAGCTTCTTATAAGCCTATTACATTAATGAGGTACATAAGAAAGGCTATGGAGAATGAAACTTTGATTACAATTGATAAGTCTAAGTTGAAGTAATTGTACTGTGTGACAATTAACTAATATATCCTACTCTACTCGAATTTCATAAAATACTTGGTTTAATTTGGTAATACTGCTTATAATGCTTATATTTGCAGAAATTAAGTGGTTAAACTGTTTAAACGTATTAATTTATGAAAATCGAAGAGAAATTTAGAAAATTCCAACAAGGTGGTGCTGCACCTCAGCCAGGAGCTGAACAAGCAGGAGGAGCACCAGCCGAGGGTGCACCAGCAGAAGGTGGTGCACCTGCCGAGGGTGGACAAGACCCAATGCAACAGATTCTACAAGTGGCTGCTCAGGCAGTTCAGACACAGAATTGTGAAGCTGCGATGGCTGTGTGTCAAGCCCTAATGCAAATCGCTCAAGGTGGTGCTGCTCAGGAACAAGCTCCTCAAGAGGAACCAACTTTTGCAAGGAAAGGTGCTAGACTAGTAAGAGTAAGATAATTAGTCAACAAGGTAAGAAGGGGCGTATATTAATTATATGCTCCTTTTTTGTTATACATAGTATATGTCACAAGTAATAAGAAAATTTGAGAACTCTGGTAAGATAGAACAATCTAAGCCAGAACTATTCGAGAGAAGTGGCGTTGGTAAGTACAATAAGGCTGATTTAGTTGCTGGACTATATAGGAACATAGATACCTATATAAAGAATAATAATCTTAGCGGAGACAAAGCAGTTTCGTTTAGAAACTCTGCTAACCAGTTTATTAAAGGTATTGAGAATGGAACTATTAGTATGAATGGTGATGGTACATTCTCTGATGCAACAGGTAGTATGGCTAGTACTGGAAAGTTTGATAAAAACTGGATAGGACGTAAGAAGGACACTACTAATAATGCCTTTAATTTAGTTGGGGACTATGCACTAGACTACATCAATCAGATGCAACAATACACTGAGCCAGCAGCTAAGCCTAAGTCAAAGTTTAATACTAACGACTTCCTAACTAAAGAGATTTCTAAAAGATGGTATGGTGGTAACAATATAGATTTCGGTAACTGGTTCAAAAACAGAGGTGAGCAAGACCGTAACGCATTATTGGGAGACATCTTTAATAATGCAGACTATAATCAGTTATACCAAGATTATGATTGGACTGACACTGGAATTAACAGTGCAGAAGATTTAGCTACCCGTGGAAGAGCATTTAGTACAGCCATTTCTAATAATACATTAGACAATGATGATTACAATACCTTTGCTACATTAGGTGGCAGTGGTTTGGATAAGTTCCTAAAGGAAGCTCCAGTACAAACTGAACCTACTCTAGAACAAAGTAGGATGAAGGCATGGGAAGCTGAAGCTGAGGCAGCAGGTGCTACAACTCCTGAAGCTAAATCAGCATATATCCAACGTAAACAAAGAGAAGAAGCTGATAGAAATGCAGCTATTATTAAGGCAACCGAAGAAGATATATATAACAGGGAAAGGGATGCATTCTTTAATGACTATGCTACTAAGAATCCGTTCAAGGGAACTGTAAGTGGATACGTAGCAAGTAAAACTTCATACAACCCAGAGAATGTACTACAGTATATAGACACTACTCATAAAGGGGCTATTAATGATTACCTAAAGAGTGCATTAGACCCAAGGTATTTTAGAGGTCAATTACCTCACCAAAACGCACAAGGTCAAGACAATCTTAGAGAACATTTGGCTAATAACCTTGACCTAGCTATCAATACTGGTAAATTACCAAAGATAGATGATGAAACTTATGCTATTCCTGGTACTTATAACTATGATAACTGGTCTTTAGTGACTTACAATCCAGTATCAAGACAATATAAAGAAACCTCCATGCTTGCTAATGATGCTTTAAAAAAGATAGCATATGCTGAGTATGATAGAAGAAAGAAGACACCTACCAACAAAGAGGGTGGTGTTATTAAACTTCAATACGGTGGATTTGTTGAGGATGATAGTGCATACAATGCTTATAGAGAGCAGTTTGCTAAGAAGAGAGAGGACAAGGAGAAGCAAGTTCAAGCTAAGGCTAAGGCTACTAACAGGTCTGTAGAAGAAGTCAAAGAAGGTGAGAGAAAGCCTATGGCTGATAACCAAGAATGGGAGTGGGACGACTACACTAGACTTGGTGCTGCTGGTGCTGACGTAGCTTCAATCATTGCATCGTTTGTTCCTGGATACGGAACTATAGCATCTGCTGGACTTGGAGTTGGAAGTACCCTAGCTAACTTTGGTGCAGACATGAAGGATGGATTCCAGTTGAGAGATTTAGGTAATCTTGGTCTTGGTCTAGGAATGGATGCTGTTGGTCTAATCCCAGGTCTTGGGGCTGCTGGAAAAGGTAGTAAGATACTCAAAAACTTACTAAAGGTTGCTCCTAAGCTAATGACAGCATGGAGTGTTTCTACATCATTTGCGCCCGCAATGCAAGCCTTTAATAAACTAAAGGATAAGGGTGCTAAAGAAATGACTGTAGATGATTGGAAAGCATTAGCCAATGGTCTAACAGCTGCTGCTGGTGCTACTCGTTGGGGTGCTGCCGCTGCAAAGAACAAAATCAATACAAACAAATATGGAACTACTACCAGAACAGTTACTACTAAATCTGGTAAGCAAGTTCAAATGTCAGAAGATGAGTTCCAGAGAATAAAGAGAGCTTCTGGTATTGAAGGACAGAATGAAGCCTTACAAGCTGTAGAGGGTGCAAAAGGTGAACAACTTCCAACAACATTTAAGAAATGGTATGATGTTAGGAGAGCTTATCAAGGAACTCCTGATGTTGATAAGAATACTGTAATCAATACAGATGCTATGAGGAGAACTGCTCCTGATGGTACTGTTCTCGAACCAACTAAGTTCTCTAATCAAGGTATCTGGAGAGGTGCTGTTAATAACGATTGGGGAAACAACTGGAAGGGTTGGAAGGGTCCGAAATGGTTAAAGGACTGGGGTTATGCTCCAGCTAAGAAAGAAGTAGACCCTAAAACAGTGAATGAAGCTGTTGATGCAGTATCTTCTATAGCTAGAACACTACATACAGCATCAAGGTTTAAACAAACACCATTAGCTTTACCAGCACCAGGACAAGCAACTCCGTCTAACAGAGTATTCATTATGGGTTCAGGTAAACCTAACACTCCTAGAGATGTAACTAACCCATCTAATCTTAGAAAGCCAGGAAGCTATACAGATAGAGCTGTTCCAGTAGGTACCCCAGTAGAATCTCCAAATGCTAATAAGGTAGTTGCTTCTCAAACCATACAACCTACTCAAAGATTAGACCAATTCATTGAAGGTCAAATCCCAGGCGGAAGGCAGTTCGGTAGACAAAGAGCTAAGACTGAGAGAGAATACAGAGATGTATTCCACCCAGCTGCTGAGCGTGAGTATAACCAAGTATGGGATGAAGCTGTTAGGGGTAAAAAAGACTTTGGATATGAGGAAGTATTTCCTAAGAGAAGTCCGTATGCTCCTCCTACACCTACTGAGGTATATGTAACTCCAGGAGAAACTGTAAAAGACCCTAATGCAAGGTACTTATGGGAACTTATTAATAAGAAACCTAGTACTGCTCATGTTAAGAGGGATAATCCTCCTCGTAAGGCTAAACCTAAGAAGAAGAAAACTTCAAAGGATGATAGAGTTACTAAGAAAGCTGAGGGAGGTGTCGTTCAGTTCTTACAAGGTGGTAATACTGTAGGACGAATCAAAGCTAAAGATATGTCTGGTTGGAACAGAGCAAATGCTTTAGCTAACTACGATTGGATTGTCGATTATGATAGATGGGCATCACAACATGAAGGTCCAGATGATGTAGTTGATTCTTATATGTTAGCATTTAACGGTGGTGAAGATATTTACGACCAACTAACATCTAAGACTGGTGATTACTTCGGAGGTAAGTACAATTATTCAGTGCAAGACCCATTAGCTAAACATAGACAGATTACTTTTAGAGGTACTAATCAAGGCTTTGATGATTTAATCAGAAAGGGTATTGTAGGTTATGGTACTACAGAAGGTAACTCTGGATTTGATATATACGCTGGTGATAGAACTGGCAACAGAACACTTGCAAGAGGAATGTCTCCAGAAGATGTTGCTCGTTTTAATAAGCAGTTAGCAACTAGAGGAATGGAACTCTATGATAAGGGTAATGGTGCTTACAGACTAAGGAGATTAGAACAAAAACCTGTTGAATTACCAGAGGTTGTTGTAACTGCTGATGCTCCTAAGACTCCTGCAACTACTAACCCTTCAGCTATCAAGGGAGCTGCACCTAAGAAAGGTAAAGGCTTCAATCTTGGAGTAATGCCAGAGGATGTAATAGCACTAGGTAGAATGGTTGGTGGACTAGCAGCTAACAATAAGGCAGCTAAGTTATATAAAGAGGGATTAAAACCTACTTTATTAGACACATTTGAAAATACTGTTCCATTACAAGGTAACTTCCAAGCTACAACTAATGCTGAACAACAAGCAGGTAATCTTGAATCTGTAGCAGCTAGACCTAGAACTTCTGATGCTTCACTTCAGCTTGCTGGAGAATTAGAAGCTAGTGGTAGAGCAGGTCAAGCTAGATTCCAAGGTGGTCTACAAGATGCAGAAATGTTCTATAAGACCAGGATGTTAGGACAGCAAGAATCTGATGCTGCTAAGGCAAGAAGAGTTGATGTAGCTAATAGGAATAGAGCTTCAATGAATCAAATTGATGCAGCTAAGAAACAGATTGATGCAGCTAGAGTTACATCTAACTATCAAAATGTTATTGCTCCTTATCTAGCTGGAGTTGAGAACCAATTCGCACAGAAGAGGGCTATGAACCAGCAATTAGATATGGAAGAAGCTCAGAGAGAAGCTGAAAGGACTTATTCTCCAGAGTTCGACAGACTAACACAGGATTATAATAATGCTTATAAAGCATACGGTACAGCTAATAACAATAACTACACTGGATGGGAGACATCTAATGAATATAAATCATTAGTAAACAGAAGAAAATCTCTTAATGATAATGTATCTCAGTTCTTACTGGATAAGAGAAGAGGAATAATGGGTTCTCCATATATGTTCCAAGTTAAGAAGAACTCTTCTATAAAGACTCCATATGTTAAGTCTGGAGGTAAGTTAAGTGCTGCTGATAGAGAGAAATTACAAAGAGCTAAAGATTTTAATAAGAGATTGCTTGAAGACAATAAGCAGTTCCACAAAGATATTATGGAATCTAAGAGAGAACATAACAAACTAATAATGTCTATGTCTTCTCTAACTTCTGAGTTAATAAAGAAAGCAATGTCATGAGAATAACTTCTAATATAGATAAGCTACAACAGGGTGGAGGTATTCCACCCTTTGTTAGCTACACTAATGTTCCAAGACCTCAGCCAACTGCTCCGTATAGCACATCAGATGCTAAACAAGCAACTGGAGGAGAATCAGAAGGAGGGTTTGGTTTACTAGATAAAAATATGGTGAAGATGCTTTATGAGAAGGGCTTACCAAGTGATGTAGAGCAATTCTTAGACCAATCTGGGTTGTTCTCTGAGTCCATAATGTCTAACCCATTTGAAAAGACTAACGGTGCAGCCCAATATAAAGCACTGTTAAAGATATTACCTAAAATAGCTATGAATAAGGAAGAGTATAATAGAGCCATACAAGAAGCTACTAAGAACAATGCTCTTAAAGAAACAGCTATTGATACAGACGGTAGAGTATTTGCAATTAGTCCAGATGGTCAAGTTACTAAGAAATTTATAAGCCAATTAGAGGAAGGTGAGCAAACCTTAACAGTTGGTCAAATGGCTGAGAATAGAGCCTATAGTCAAGGATTAGCATTTAACAGTAATGCTATTACTGCTATTGCTAACAGCACAAGTATTGAACAAATTAATAAGACAATATGGGAAGCGATTAAGAATTTAGGTTCTAATACAAGAGCTAATGAATACTTTAGGTCTAAGGATGAAAGAAAAGCTAAGGCAGGAATTGATAAGCTATTAGAGGAAGGTGCAGACGGTGTGTATAAGATTAATTCTAAATCTATATCACAGGATGCTCAAGCCAAATATGCTTTGAATTATATATTATCAACATTACCAGCTAATCAAAAAGTTCTATTGCAAGACTATGCCAGGAAATCTGGACTAGATTTAAAGACTGGTCCGTTAGAAATCATTACTAGCATGATACAATCTGGAATCAGTTCTACTGAAGAGATTGGAGTTAACTATGACAAGCAAGCTACTAATGGTGCTAATACTGATGAGAAAGGTAACAAGAAGACTAGGGCATTTGATATTCCTATGATGATTATAACTGGAGATGGTCTTCCTAAAGAGAATGCAAGAATTAGTTTTGGTAGTAACTATGCTATTGATGTACAAGCACAGAAGTTACCATTCATTCCAGGTAGTGATGGTAAACCTATTGGTCCAACTTCTTTAATGGGAGCTTTAAGTGGTCAGTTAGGTAGTGTAGTTAATAAAGACGCTGTACACGTTGGTAATCAAAGACTTGATGCCACTAAGCTTAATCAGCTATACTATGACGGTACTGGAGTATCTACAATGGAATTACCTTATACTCTTGATGAAAATGGACAAGCTGTTCCTGATTTCGATGTTATAGGTGCTTACAAGGCAGCTGTGGATGAAATCAATAAGAGAGGTAAGGATGTTACTAAAGCTGAAGTAAATCAAGTATTCCAAGAAAGAGGTCTGAATAGATATTTTAATGAAGATGGTAGTTTTAATAGGGATAACTTTATGAGGTTTGCAGGCATATCAGTTATTGGTGATGATGAAACCTTTGAAGACCCTGACGATAACTCTGACTTCTTTATGCCTATCACAGATGATAGGTTAACAGCACAGATAAGTGCAACATTAGGTACTAAGTCAAACCCTATGGATATGGGAGACCTATATAGAACTATTGCTTATGTACCTATTTATGACTCTCCGAGTCTAGCAGGTGCAGCATCTGGTAACTTCTCATGGATTAAGGATGAAGGAGCTATGATGGAAATAGCAAAAGAACAACAACTCCGTAACGCTAGACAGGCATATAACAACAACATAACTAAAAGTCAATTATTAAATGGACAATAAGAAGCCGAATGATTGGATGTTGAATGTGTTACAGAACCCTAGTTTCTCTTTATCTGATTTTAAAGCGGTAGGGATTGATGGTAATAACACTTCCATTGAAGATAGAGAAGTCTATGCTAATAACAAGATTATACAATCAAATCCACAATTCCAGGATAGTGACGGTAACTTTGATAATGCAAAGTTTAACCAATTCTATGATGGTGCATTAGAGTCATATCAACTATTAGCTAATAATACGTTTAATGAAACTGTAATGGATGAGGCTACCTTTGGATTTAATAATATTTGGGCACCTAAGGAAGCTAGTAAAAGAACTCAACCTGAGTTTCAAATCAATAGGATATTCAATCCTGACAGAAGGAAGATGGGAGTAGAGAAAGTAGGGTTCACTAGTGATAGAACCCTTACTGCTGCTGAAATAGCTCAGACTCAAAAGGTATATGACCCAGAGACAGGTGAGTGGGATGAATCTCCTAATGATGCATGGCTAGGTAGGAATTGGTTCCAACCAGTAGCCCTAGCTCAATGGGACTCCGATGATTATCATATTGACCCAGAGACCAATAGAAAGGTATGGCACAAGAAAGGTGAGCTAAAATTAAACGACGAAGGTACTTACTACTATGAAAAATTAGGCAGTAGAGAACCTTATGGTAGACAAATACTATCTCCATTTGACGTTCTAACTACTGATGGTTCTAAGGCTAATAAATATGACTTCTTCGATTCAGATAGCTTAGATAAGAGTGTGTTTGGAAGTATAATGAAGAATACATTTAAGATTGCTCCTATGTTTGTGCCTTATGTAGGACCAGTATATATTGGATTAGGTATTGCTAATGAGTTAGCTAAAGTGTTACCTATTATATATAAGACTACATTTGGGTTAGCTGGAGCATCTACTGACTGGGCTAATAAGTTAGAGGGATTTGCATATTCTATGGATAGTGGAACATCTGAGTATGCTAAGCAACACCCCTGGGCAGCTGAGAACATCCTTAATATGGTTGGCGATGTAGCTAAACAGCTATATGAACAGAGGTGGATATTCACTAATGCCCCAAGATTATTTAAGTCTTACGGCATATCATCTAAGAATGGTACCCCGTCAGAGTTGGATAAGCAAATAACTAAGTTGGCAGAAGAGTATACTCAAACTGCTGTTAAGGATATTCCTAAGGTATTAAAGTCTTTAGAGGCTACAGGTAGTCTCGATATTATACAGAAAGAAGCTTTAGCTAAAGCTACTATATGGGGTCAGAATTATATGAAGAGTTACGAGAACTGGGGTAAACACCTATCTCGTCTTTATATGACTGGTACAGCTTCATATAATGCTTTTAGTGATGCTAAACAAGAAGGAGCATCTGATGAACAAGCTGCTGCTGTGTTCTGGGGATATATGGCTGGAATGTATGCTCTAATGGCTAGTGATATTGGAGAACACGTACTTCCAGAATTGAGGATGGATAAGGCTCAAATCAAAAAACTTATCCAAGATGTAAGTCAGCAAGCAAAGCAAAGTATATCTACTAATGCAGTTAAATCTGAATCTAAGGAGTTAACTAAGAATGTATTTGCTAAGTTGTTCAATGGTGCAAAGTCCTTTGCTCAGAATAACTACAAAGCTATTGCTGATGGCTCTACTTCTATTCTATCTAATGCTCTTGCAGAAGGTGTAGAAGAAGTAACTGAGGAAGTATTATATGATGTTACTAAAGCAACATTTAATGCTATCTCATATTTTACTGGTAACGAAAGAAGGCTATCAGCTTTTAATGATATGGCTTCTCGTTATAGTATGTCATTCTTTGGAGGTGCTATCGGTGGTGGTATGTTCCAAGGTATTAATGATATTAAGATTAGAAAATCCTACGATTCTAGTAATATGCAGGCTAATCAAGAACTTATCTATCTAATCAGACAAGGTCGTGGTGAAGAGATTTACAAGGCTTTGGAGGATATGAAGAAGAAAGGAGTGCTTGGTGATAGAAACCTATCTGCAACTAAGGTTGATAAGGTGGGTGATAAGTATGCATATCAACAAGGAACCGATAAAGATAATCAAAATGATGCTATATATAGTCTAATGAAGGATTATGTAAGCAACATTGAACAAGTTCTATCTGTTGAGGGAATGAAGCTATCTGATGCTACTTTACTTGATAAGCAAATGTTATCTGAGTTAAGGTATCAGGAATTATTCAAGAATGCTCCTTCTGCTGGTAAAATTTTACAAGACTTCAATAACCTTGCTGATAGGTTTTTAACCCTACACAGTAAGATTGATGAAATCAACGCTACTTATTCAGACGAGAACGGTAAGAAGAGTAAGGAATATGCTGACGCTATGGCTGCTGTTCAACAGCAAATAGATGATGCTAAGAAGGAACAATATGAGTTCTTACATACTGGTAAGAGAGGTAAGTATTTAGGAATGATGATGTTCTCTACTAATCCTGTGATTAGTAAGCCATTTATTGATATGAACTTCAGAATGTATGCAGAGTCCAAATATAACAAAGACTTCGAAGCATTATCTGAAGATGATATAGCTAAAGCTAAAGAGGACTACAACGATTACCTACAGTATGATGCCAATTCTAAGTTAGATATGGCATATGATGTATTCCGTAATATGAACGAGAAGCTATCTCCTATCTTCCAAGAAGCAGGAGAGTTGGGATATAAGCAATATGCTCAACTAAAAAGGAACTTCTATAGTGCCAATCTATCTCTGACCGATGCTGATGGTAATGTTACTCCTATGACTATATCAGATATACTTGGTGATATGTTCGGAAGTAAGAATGCTACTGATGAAGATATAATCGAGAAGGCTGAGAGTCTAAAGAAACCGAGAATAAATGAAGCTAAGGAACATCCATTTGATGAAATATCAAGGTTCTTAACTTATACTATGCCTACGGTTGATGGTTCTGCAATCTCTAACGGTGCTGTATTGGTTAGGCAGCTAAATCAAGCCGCTGACGTATTCATGGCTAATGGATATATTGATAAGGAGATAGCTGACTCTATGAGAAGGCTAACTGAACAGGTTGTAACTGTAAATAGAGATATATACCATCAGGACATGGAGGATGCTTACTATGCTGTAAGTGAAGAGGCTGGAGATGCAATCCGTAATTGGGTTGACCAAGATTTAACTATAGCTAACATAAAGGAGAAAACCCAAGAGTTAGTCGAGAAGTTAAAATCCATTGAAGGTCTTGATGATGCACAGCAGAATATGCTGAACACTATCATTGGTGATATAAAGAGTCAAAGCAATTCAACTTTAGCTCAGAATCTTCCTATTCTTAACGATGCAAATGCTTTATTAAAGAAGCTTGATACTGCAAAGACTAATCCATTATATGACACTCTATCTAAGATAGGAATTAATGTGATTGGTAAGAAGACTAATGTATTTGACCTATTGCAGGATTTAGAGCGTCAGTTCAATGAAGTACATATCTCTGACTTTGCATTAGATAACAAGCTACAGCAAGAGCAAATAAAGGATGCAAGGAAGATTATATCAGCTGCTAGGTCTATTATATATGCTTCTCAATACGATAACTTAGATGCATCTAATCCATTTGGATTTAATGTGACTCTAAAAGAGTTTTATCAAAAGAATAGTATTGAAGATGCTCCAGAGTTAGGGCTGATTGATTCTGAAGTTGCTACTATAATGAACAGAGACTTAGATAGAATTGAGAGTAAGTTAGACTTTATCGAGAAACTATCTAACTTGAATAAAGAATCTCAGTTAAAGGAGCAAAGAAGAACATCAGTAAATATGAACTATCTATTCTATGACGTTGTGGGTGATGAGAATAGTTTCCTATATACTAAAATGGTTGATGGAGAACCACAGCTAAAGGGAATTGATGGTGAAGTATTACTAAATGATAAAGTAAGGGAAGCTATTAATAATGCTACTACTCTAAGACAGTTTACTGAAGACCAAGACAGGACGTTGGATGTATCTGATGAAGATTATGTAGCAATGGAAAAGGAAAGGGTGGCTATCGAGGATGCTCTTTATGATAGATTCCAAGAAATATCTCATGGTAAAGACCAAGTAGAAGTTATTAAATCTATCTTATTTGATGGCGGACTATCTCATAAGGGTATTGCAAAGGGAAGTGAAGGTATTAGGTCAGTTACTAAGGCTCTTAGTGATGCTGAGAAGTTAGCTTACGCTAGCGGTATCCTCGGAGTTAAGAGTTCTGATTTCCTATCACAATACTATACAGTTATTAAGAGTGATACATCTAAGTTAGCACCTATAGCTACTCAAGAGTTTGCTGTTAGAATAGCTTATACATTAGCATCTAATAGAAGATTCATTAACAATGTAGTTAAAGCTGCTGATATTCCGAACCACCTTGAAGGTACTCCTCTTCTGAACACAGTATTTATTGAAGGTGTTCCTGGAGCAGGTAAGACTAGAGCTGTTGTTAAAACAGTATATCAAATGCTTAAAGCTGTAAATCTTAACGTAAAGACTTGGACAGCTGGACCTCGCCAAAAGCAAAGTGATAACTTAGCTGATGAGATTGGGGCTGAGCATAACACGTCATTTACTAAGGAAACATTATTTGCTAAATTAGGAGTATCTCCTGATTATGTAAATGATGCTGCTAATTTGAGTATTGTAGTATCTCCTTCTGATATTAGACACGTTGAAATTACTGGTCTTGATGAAAGAGAGTATAGTAAAGATGATTTACCATCTGTATTATTTATTGATGAAGCTACCCACTTCACCAATGGGGAATTACAAGTAATCTCCGACTTTGCTGCAAAGAACAATGTAGCAGTAGTAATGTTAGGAGATACTGAACAAAGTGGTAAGAGTCAACTATGGCGTTTAAAGGATGGAAATGATGATGTAGCTGTTTACAACACATTCTCAACTACATTCAGTATATCTTCTCCTAAGTTAACAGTTTCAATGAGGGCTTCTAATACTAATAAGAGAGACAATCTTAATAATATTAGGGCATTGATTGAACCACTTAGGGCAACTAAAACTGATATGTCTATTGCTGAGAAGTGGTCATTTATAGGTGATAATCTTGAGGTAAAATATACACAAGATGAATCTGGAGTACATGGGGAAAAAGTCCAAGGTTCTTTAGATTCTAGTGACTTAGACCTAATGTTATCTACTTTGAAAGAGGGAGAAACAATAGGATTTATCTACGATAATACTGAGTCAGATACCTATAAGATGCTTAACTCATTGCCTTCTGAGAAGAAGGATAAAATAGAGTTCTTTACTGAAGACTCCGCACAAGGTAGTGAGGCTAAATACTTCATTGTTGATGTTGATTGGAGCAAGAAGAGAACTATGAATGGTGAAACTGCTGAGGCTAGTATAGAAGTGGCTGATTTTATTAAGAGCTTATATACTATTGCAACTCGTTCAGAGGAAGGTACTATCATTATTGATAACCATCTAACTGAAGTAGTTAATCCAAATGCCTTTGTAGAAAGTGACTATAATGCTCCAACATCTTATACTGATGAATCTCTTGCAGACTATAAGGAAAAGAGACTAAGAGCGTTAGAGGAAATACTTAAAGGTTATACTCCATCTAATCCAGCTATTGCTCCTGTAGTTCCAGGTGGTCAACCTGTTACTAATGAACCAGTAATAGTACCTAAACTAAGAGAAGGTACTTGGATTCAGATGAATGATGGTAGTAAATGGCGGATTATGTCAGTAGATGGAACTGATTATGTTCTTGCAACACAAGACAAAACAGAGTATCATAAGCAACCTATAGAGCAGATTGATACTATGTTGGGAGTTTCAGTTCATTTATCTACTGAACCTACTAAGCCAGTTATATTGCCAGAAGGTGGTAAAAGACCTGACTTACAGCAAGTCTTGATTGAAGAGGCTCAAGCAAGTGAGGAGGGTGTTGAGAGTGATTTAGAAGCCCAAAAGAAAGCTCAGTGGTATGCTAAAGATGACCCTGGATTCAAAGTATATACTTTTGCTGGATATAGGTCTGGTATTGGTTTAGAAATGTCTCAAGGCTCTGTAGCAGTAGATGCTGACAATAATGTAAACATTATTAATTCTGGTAGAAAGTACAAGAGCACTTCTGGTGAACTTGTGGATGAGACTAAGAGTGACTTGCAAGCTCTACTTGACTTAGATACATTTAGAAATGGCTCAGTCAAGGTTCCATTTAATACTTATAACACTGCTACTACATTACTTGCAGATGTTAGAAGTGCTGTAATGTTTGCTAAAACTAATGGTGCTGCACTATCAAGTGTTAAGAAATTGGTGAGGGAGTTTCCTCCAGCTTCAAAGATAGCATCAGCTACTACTGGAGAGCTGCAGGTTAAGTATGTCAATGCGTTCTATCAACAAACTGACCAGACTGTCGAGATGGGTGATAAAACTACTCCTAATAGGAAGTTAGTGGTCTACACTCTTAAAGACAGAAGTGGTAATCCAGTTGCAGAATTTACTATTGGGGTTCTTCCTGGTGAATTTACCTTAGATAACTGGGTTCAGAACTATGTTGGAGAGGATAAGAACATCAGGTCTAAATGGCAGAGGTTAAGTAAGCTACTTGCTGATGGTAACGAGGTGGCTAAGAATGCTAGACGTACAGTGTACATCCCATTAGGAACTGACTTTGCATTAGGTCCTAATATTATTTCTAACACTAAGATTAGTAAGGTAAATGAACTTGGTCAAGACATTGACAAGTTTGGAGGGAATGTTAGAAGGACTCCATTTAGTGAGTTCAAGAACGCCAAATCAAGAATAGTATCTGATGTCTTCATTATGACTAATGTAGGTGTTGATAACGATTTCTATGATAAGTCATTATCAGGTAAGGCGGTCACATTCGTAACCACCAAGAAGGACTTTACCTACAAAGGAATAAAAGCTCTGAATGACCCTAATATTCTTGCAGAAGCATGGATGGAGACAAGGGGAAATAAAGATACTGACAAGTTAGACGAAGTGGTTAAGGTTGTTAAACTCGACCCAATAGGCGTCAACTTTGAGGAGTATATTAATGGAGTTAGTGCTTTCAGAAGAGAGTTAGCTAATAAGACTGGCAATGCAAAGATGTTTAGTCCTCCAGGAAATAAATATACTGCTGCTCGTATCTTCATGAATTTGTTACAATTTGACTTAGATTTAAAGACTGCCTTGGTTACTGGTCAAACAGTACATGGTGTATCTATTGTTGAAGGAGATAAGTTCAGATACGAAACTGGAAAGGTGGACATACCTAGTAGTAGAGCAATAGAGCTAATTAGTAGCCTAGATTCAATGATGGCTTCTGCTGTTAATAGAATCTATGGTAAAAATGATGCTGAAAAGTTAGCAACAACTAATGCAGAATGGGGACTTACTGGTGAAGTTTCTCAGGCAGCAATAGATAAGCTAAATAATGCTGTACTTAATAGGTTTGATAACTATCTTGAAAATTTGAAGAGCTATAAGGATGGAGAAATCTTAGCAGAGTTTGCTGACTCATACTCATTCACACTTGCTAAGTTATTCCATAATTACTTTGCAGAATTTAGAACAGACTCTAAGAATTATTCTTTAAGGACTGATGCTAAATCTCAGAACTTACTGAGAACTGTAACTAGGGTTCTTCAAAATTATGAGCAAAGTTCCTTTAAAGAGGGTATCTATTATACTCCTGTTTATAAGGGCAGTGCTGAAGGTGGTGGTTTAGCTACGTCAATGGCATACCCCGCTATTAATATGGTTAACAACTTTACGGTGGATGTGGAAGCACAGACTCCAGATTTTGTTATCACTGGTGAAGCTTTGCAAAGGCTTGCAAATGGTATTGAACAATATATGTCTAGTAAACCAACTCTAAGACCAGTAGAACAGAATTATACTATGGATAATGCTAAAGCTGTTTTAGCTGCCAAAGCTAAGTTCGAGTATGATGAACAGTTCAAGGGAGTGTTTGAGATGGCTTCTGACATAGTTGCTAAGTCAATACCAACAAATAAACCAGCTCTTGATAAGGACATTGCAAACTCAATTTATACTACTATTAAGAGGATGGTAGCTGACAGGAAAGAGGGTCTGGTAGATTCTAATACTGAAGGTTTCATTCTTAGTGTACAAGGAAATCTTACTCCACAAGGTAGTATGCAACTGAAGTTTAACACACTCGGAGGAGTACTAAGAGGATTACTTAATCAGCCAGTAACTAACATTAGTGTTGATGGAAGTGAAGGTAGTGCTTTGTATTCTGGAAAATTTGAGGTAAATTTGCAACCATATCAATGGACAATGGATAGTACAGGTAAGGTTACTTACAGTGAAATCCAAAATCCAGCTACTGATGAAAGTCAAAAAGCTGAGAACTTAGCAAAGCTTGAAGCTGAGACACAAAAGTTGGAGGCAAGAAAAGAGAAAATACTTAATGAGCTAGTTAAAGGTGTCAGTGCACCATTAGTTCCCAAAATAAAGGAAGGTATAAATATACTACTTTCTGGAGATTTAGGTACTAAGGAATACACTAGAGCTAAGGTACTAGTTGCTAAAGCATTCTCCATGGCTCCGTCCAACTTAAAGAGTGAATGGGATTCATTGTTATCAGATTATGCTAATAACAAGGATGCCATAAATAACATATTAGGAACTTGTAATTAAACAAAGAATTATGCGTTGTATTGTTACTAATGACAAAAAAGAGATTATTATTGATTCGTTAAACAGTGTCTTCAATGATGCTGAATTGATAACCTTAGAGGCTAAGTTCAAGAGACTGGGGGAAGACCTTTCCCCTACTCTTGTCTTAGACGATGAGCGTTCTATAAGTGTAATATCAGACATCATCAATGAGTGGATTCCTGAAGCTAGAGATGTGGCTGAGTTGTTTGAAGATAATGTCCAACTAGCTCTATTAACTGAGTTAGAAGAAACAAAGGATTTACGAATTACTGACCTTAGAAAGGCAGGTGTAGCTCCAGCTAATAAGGCTGCTGCTAATTTAAACATGGACATTAAGGAAGAGTCTTTAATTGATTATCAAGAAAAGATTACTTCTTCTACTATCAATAACCTATATAGAAGTGCTCAACAGCCTCGAAATCTAATGCAAGATGAGCTAAGACGTAGTGTTATATCATCATTCCTTGTAGATTTTAAAGAGGGACGAATAGTTAGAAGTTCTCAGGAATTTAATAAGAACCTAGCCGCTTTATTTAATAGGTTGCTGACAGATTTAAAGATATATGCAGAAGAGGCTAAAGTCGATTTCGACAATTCTCTACTGTTATATGACGAAGATGGTAAATATACTGGACAGTTCTCAGTTGTACAAAAGTTGGCTGATACTCTCTTTGGTGATAAGTTTAATGCTACATACCTTAATCATCTATATGCTACAAGAACAAGTAGCTTTAAGAGTTCTAAGGCATTAAGAGCATATAACTCGTATGTAATACTAAATAACTTTGATACATTGTTAAAGACCTTACTTGGTAAGACTATAACTATTGACCAAAGATATGTAGACTCTTTTACTGATGTAGAAAATGACAAGTATAAATTGCTTGACAATTCTAACCTAGTAAAGACATGGAGAAGTTCTGACGATGTAGATGCTTTATCTGAAATGGGTAACATCACTAAGATATTGGTAGAACAAACTCCTGTATTACATTATCCAACTGGAGAGAATAAATTTAACAACTATTTGGAGGTAAAGGACTTTACCTATGTCTTCAACAAACTTAAGAACATTCCAATCTTCTCTGAGATAGTAAACAAAATTAGGTTTGCACCTAACAAGTTTATCCCAGAATTGATTGATACCGCACTTAAAACTAACACTAGGGGATTAACTGCTCATGATAAGGACATTATATTCTCAGTACAAAGAAGGTTCTATAAGAACAACTTTGATGTTTATGGAGACTCTGAGTATTCTCTAACAGAGATTATCAACAAAGAGTATGCAGAAGGTAGTGATAGTGTTCTTAGTCAGAACTTAGTTGATTTTATATCTGGCATGATTGATAAGACTGTGTCTACTAATTATATTGGGTATAGACCATCTGACTCTGGTAACATAGAGATATTTGATGTTAAGGATAACAATCTTAATAGTCATAAGTTGATTATTGAGAAAGGTATCAATAATATCAATAACACTCTATCAACTGAGTATAGGAAAGACTTACTTGATAAGTATTCAGTTAGAAGAAATGGGGCTAAACTTAGTATTAGAATCCCAGGATATACTACTAAGAACGGTCATACACTACATATTGTTCATGCTAATAATAGCAGTAGAGGAATATCTGTGTTTACTGTTGATTCTAACAGAAATCAATCTCCTTTATCTTTAAATGAAATGGACCGCATGGTTGCTGAGGGAGATACAGACCTTGTAAGAGCTTTAACTGAGTTCTTAGATGACACCTTGTACCAATCACTTGGATTACAACCCGAAATACTTGATGCTTTTAGAGAGATTGTAGAAGCTGGCTCTGATATAAGTGCTATAATGCAACTTGCTGCGTTGGGTGGGCGTTCTTTAATGCGTAACCAAATAGAGAAGGAGTTAACAGATGGCACAATGGACAAGGCTTCTGTAGCTGAATGCTTCCCCGAAGCATATAGTAAGGAGACTACTCTATTCGACAAGAAAACTGGTTCACTAAAGACTGTAATAGCTGACCAAGCTAATATTGTAAGGGATTTAGCTAGGGCACGTATGTTAGTTAATGGTGAAGCTGCAAAGAGTAATTCTCGTGACCTATCTGGTAACTCAATATCTAATAATGGTTTAACAAACCTTATTAATACTGCTAAGGTAAATTGGCTGGAAGCTAAACACCTTGCTGGATATGGTTACAATGTAGCCTCATTAGGAAGTATCTTTGTTAAGAATCCTAACCTTATATTTGGTACTACTGTAAAGAAGGAAGCCCAAAGTAAGGATAGGTCTGTAACTAAGTCTAGTGCTAAGTTCTTCTCATCTGAAATTGCTCATAGTTCAGTTCTATATGACTTCTGGTCTGGATTCCTTAATAAGGATGGTGATATGGCTGGTAAGTTCTATATTCAACCTACAGTATATTCAGATAAGTCGAGACATTATTTGATTGGAATTGATGGTATGCAAGTACTAACTCCAACATTTGATGAGACTACTGGAGGTAATGTGGGAGGTAAGAGAATTACAGAATCTACTGCTGAGGATATTAGAAATGTTCACTATGCTTCTATGGCTCAGATGTACAGAGTTATGAGAACTAACTTGTTAGCTGACTATCAACAGACATTAGCTCCGATACTACCTATGTTGGGTATATCAAACATTACTACATTTAGTGATGCTGAGAGAGTGTTTGATGCTATCAATGCTAAGTATAAACTGAAGAAGGATGTAGAGTTCTTTAGGTCTAAAGGTATTCCAGTTAGTCCAGAGAATGAAGCTGAATATCAGCAGATTATGCAGAGTCAGATGGCTTTAGCTAACTCTCCTCAAGACTTGTATATGTTACTTGCTAAGGAAGCTAATACTGAAGTTATTGACCAAATTCACTTCTCTGGTAAAGGCACTCTTGGAATTAATAAATTGTTAAAGCATTACTTTGAAATGTTCTTAGATGATGCTAAAACAAGAAACATTTATAATGCTAAGGTTCTTAGAGAGAAGAAGAAATTTGCTAGAGACTTGCTCAATAACAATAAGTTCTTCTTATATGATAAGAGAGGTGAAATTGACCCTGTGTTGAATAAATTCATACATGGTTCAAGCGAGTCTGAGAGGTATAGTATCTGGGCTGGTCCAGACTATGAATCTAAATGGGTAGACCCTGATACAGCTGAGATTATCATAGCTAAACTGGTTGACAAGAACGGTAAAGAAACGAGACTTACTAAGAACTCACTATTTGACCCTAAGGATTCTCAAGGTTTAATCCTTAATCCTTTGTTTGATATGTTCTTTGAAGTCGACAACCTAATCTCAAGTAATTTCTTAACTTCTACTGTTGGTGGACCTTATGGTCATCCTCTTAAATCGAGGATTGATGCTAATGCAGATGAAGTAACTAAGATTGAACAAGAGGAAGCTGCTCGTACATTGGCCCAGTTTAAGCGTATGGTTATCTATCCAGCAACTATGCATAACTACGTGCAGAACCAGTTTAATGGTATTCCGCCACAGTACAATGTTGCAACTATTAGAGATATGTCTGCTTCAGTGCATAACTTCTCTGGGGTTACATCTAAGGTGGATGTTCAAGATGGTAGTGGTTGGGCTAATCCATTCATTGCTATATTAGAGAACTATTCTCTGAATGATGCTAAGGCTGGCGAGGATAAGAAGCCTATTGGTCATAGTATGAATCCTATGTACTTGTCTGAACTAGAGTTGAAGTATGCTTTGATGGACATCTATAATGAGCGTGTTAGAGACTCTGGAAAACCTGATAATAAGGGCTTGAGATGGAAGAATATACTAAAGAAGATGACAGATAGACAATGGGATGTTCCTGTTGACTTAACTGTTGCCTTTAATGGTAAACCTATCAATATAGCTGAGAATATACAGAACCCTTATTATAGAGACATAGTTACTGGTAAGTTCTATAAGATTACTGACATCAAGAGAACTGGTGATAACTTATATGACGTAACTCAAGTACAAGTTAACAAGATGGGTAACGTAATAGGTCAGCCAGAACTTAAAGGTGGAACTTCTCTTCTTATTGATACTAATTATAAGCTATGGGAAGCCTTTGGTGGAGAATGGTCTTGTGATTTAACTGATTTAGGATTATTCGAAGGTAACTCTTCTATTGAAGCAGTAGCTTGGTATATGAATAACATTGGTGTAGTAAGAAGTAAAGAAAACTCAGAAATCTATGGAACAGACTTTAAGCAGGAACTTTATACATTCGGAGAGGATTATGAAGAACTTCCTTCTGAAAGTGAAATCAGAAATCCTGATGGAACATTCACTGACTTTGCTAATCTGTCCCAGATTGAGGTGTATCAGCCTCTAAAGCATTCTGATATTCACTATCTGGTTAATACTAGTGGTGCTAAATGCGGTGCTACTAATATCAATCCTACAAGTTCTTGGTTTGACGATACTCCATTAAGAAGCTTTAAGATGTCTACTAGACACTTAGGCATTCAGATGGATGCTGACCACCACGCTGACGATTCAGAATTAACTGAGATGTCCCAGGTAATATCTTCATTAGAAGCCAATGGTTATACTCATCATATTGCTAAGGAAGCATACCATGATTTAGGTTCTATTGTATATTCTACAATGAAGCGAGAGATTGATGCTGTAGCTGAGTATTATAAGATGGGTGATTCAAGAGAAATCTATAACATCGTAGGTAAGTCATTCTTAAAATCATTTGATGATAGTTCCAGCAATAAGGCTAGCTTGGCTGAAGCTATTGTCTATAACATGAAGAAGGAGCTTAGTAAGTATCTAAAGATTTCAGAAGCTGATGTTAAACTACCATTTAGTGATAATAACCTATTAGGTGCTGTTATCTCTAGTGTAACTTCTATGATTAATAAGAATGCTATCAAGAGAAAGTATCCAGGTATTGCATCTGTATTGATTCCATCACATGGTGCTATTCAAATCTATAAGGCTAATGGAATTGACTATACTTATGGTCAAGCTCAGTTATCTAAAGTAGACTTTAATCATCAATTCAATATACAACCTATTATACCTATCACTGATATTGAGTTTGGTGAGAGTTATGTAGTTGTTGAAGGTACTCAGGGCTATCCAGTTGATGTAAATGGTGTAGTTCCAGAAGGTGCTTCTATGTGGGATGGTGATATGCACAATGAAAGTCAGTTTAACCTTAATGTTCCTGGAGTTCAACACATTACTGTTGATTCTATTGAAAAGTATAATGAACTAAGGAATGATACTTCTGGTAGGTTAGTTAAGCGCAATCCTTATAAAGGACGTGACTTACAACCTTCCCGTACTCTGTTTAAGATTGGAGGTAGACAATATAGTATATTTGATTCTGATTCTATCAAGTCCAGATATGCTGTAGAGAAAGCCTTTGATAAAGGTGGAGTAATTGACTTAGCTAAGAGTGGCGATATTGATGCTGCTATTGAAATACTTAGAGGCTTTAGAGTCCCTAATGATTTGGTTGGAACTAAACTAAACGAGTTAGCAAATAAGCTAGCTAATAAGGACTTCTGGAGAATTAGTAACCTGGTTGATGATATTAAGAACCTGTATAGGGATGATGTTATCAACACATTCAAAAGGTTGTCTGCTGATGGCACTGTCATTATCAACGACGAAGTTAAAACTATCGACCCAGAATCCTTAGAGATTAAGGAAGCTGAGTTAGTATTACCTAAAATCTATGCAACAAAGTTTGGTTTAAGAAGAGGTGACTCTCTGAATGATATAATGAAGAATGAAAACTTCTTCTATAACAGAATTATTGATGCATGGAATGATAAGACTACTAAGTATGATATTGCTCTGAAAAGAGCTAATGGTAATCATACCTATATTATTCTTAAGAGTGGAGGTAATGCTAAGGTTGTAGAAGGTTTACAGAAAGTAAATGTAAACACTATAGTCGAAGATGGTGAGAATACTCTAAGGGTTAATAACAAGGGTGAAATCGAAGGTCCTCTAAACGATGCTGAGGTTTATGTTGATAGTAGAGGTAACGAAATTATCTTTACTGACAATGTTAAGCAGTTCTTAGAGGAACAGTACGATGACTATGATGATGTAGAACTAAACTCTAGGTTAAAGGAAGGTACTCTAAATGCTGCATTCGATGTGGTTAAGGGTATTGACCATAAACTTACTGAGCAGTACAAGGAAATAGCTCTTCGTATGGAGAACAATGAGTCTGTAACTCTTAAACTTGCTCTGCAAGAGAAGAACACTCACCTTGATAGAATGTTTAGGCGTCTATCAAGAGAGAAGAGAACCTCATTCTTGAAATCTCTTGAGTTCATTGCAGCTCGTATTCCAGCTCAGTCCATGCAGTCATTCATGCCTATGAAGGTAGTTGCATTCTCTGAATCAGAGAAGAATATTGCTTATGTATCACACTGGCAGATTTGGTTGCAAGGTTCTGACTTTGATATTGATAAGGTATATCTAATGGGTTCCGAGTTCTCAGATAATGGTAAGTATATTGGATGGTCTCCTTATTTCAATCTATATTCTGATGAAGTAAGAAAGGCTTCTGAATTATTACCTATGCCGAGTGGTAAAGAATATCAGGTATTCTATCCTGATGTTCAACCAGAAGACTCATTTGATATTACTCAATTAGTTAAGAATGTTAACTTAGCAGCTAGTGATAAACTTGGCACTAATACCAAGAGATTCATTATTGCATTGGCAGACTTACTAAAGGGTATCAGAGACAGTGGTTATACTAAGTTATGGTTAGACCCAAAGAGTATTATTGAAGCTAACTGGATGAACTTAGATACTGTAGAGAAGAGAATTAACAGACATTCTTTATATCTATCTAAGATTAAGTCACCTGATAGGATTATTTCTATGATGAAGAACTCAGTTTCATCTAAGATTTATCGTATTATCAATGACCCAGCTAATATGGTTTCAGCTTATTCTCCGATTGAGATGAATGAGCCTCAAGCAGCAGCAGAATTATCTGAATCAGGTAAGGAAGCTAAGGAGTATACTCTGGGAAATCCATTTGTTAAGTGGAATATGCAATATCAGAATATGACTGGTAAGGATGTTATTGGTATTGCAGCTGTTGGTGAGAAGGTTTTCTTTGCATTATCTTACTATTATAATGAAGCTGCTAGAAGTGGTAACATGGAATGGCAGGAGAATGCATATTTTAGAAGGTCATTCAAGCTGATTAAGTCAAGGGATGGTAAGAAGTACCTTCCATTAGTAAGAAACATTATTGCTAATGTAAACTTTGATGGCGTTGATACTTCTAAGGTTCTTTGGAACTCTATGATTGAACAACAATCTGGAGTTAGCATGGAAGACGCTGGTAAGAAGTATACTGAGGAGGAAGTGGCTTACATACGTGAACAGTTGTTAAGTCAGCTTGGAAGTCAAAAGGATGCATCATTAGTTATTTCAGCTCTGTTATCAGCAGCAACTGATAATGCTAAGGAGTTGATTTTAGCTAAGATTAATTCTGGTTCAGATTTAGCTTCCGTATATCTATATTCAATTATGTTGGGTATTGATTTTAAGGACATAGCTAATCTTATGATTTCTAATACAGTTCAGACTATAGCTAAGTTAAACAAGACCAATATCTTTGATGAGTATAACCAGAGTTCAACTATTGACAGTGTGTTTAATAAGTTGGAGAATGGGTTACAAATCAAGAATTACTTGAATAAGTTTGAAGGTCTTAATGAAGCTATTGCAGCTGTTTATCCTAAAGCTGGAGGTAAATCTACTCAAGCTGCACTAACTGAAATATTCAAACAGGATAATAGGTTAGAGTTGCTCAAGAAGTTGCGAGAAGAGTTCAAGACAACTGAAATCTATAAGAACAATGGTTTCCCTAAGTTCAACCTAATGAGATTTATGAGTGATTTTGAAGAATTAGCTGTAATGGCTGACTCAATCTTTAAGAATGAGTTAAGTAGAACAGAGTATTATACCTTCAAGAGAATTTATAAGCTAGCTCAAGAGGTTAAGCAGTTAGGTTCTATCCTAAGTGCAAATCAGGGACTGCAGACCAATATGTTTGATAAGTTTGGTTATCTTGATAGAATCGAGCAGGCTGTAAAGGATAGAGTAGAGGAGTATGTAACTGGTGCTGGGGATAATAGGGATGTTAGTATCTTTAAAATCCTTGAAGATAAACCATATCTTGAGAAGCTACATGGCGGTAAGGAGGGTGCTAAGACATATGTCGAAAGCATTGTTAGAGCAGCTAAAACAGAAGGAATGATTGATGACTTTAATACATTAAGGTTCTTAAATGACGATGAATATAGAAGACTTGCAGTTTCTTTCTATAATCTAATCAAGGGAACTATCAATGTGTTAGATGTTATTACTAGAGTTCCTCACTTTAGAGCAACTATTGATATGGCAGCTACAGACTTTGGTATATTTGATGCTATTAGTGCTAAGTTTACTAACGTTTATAATCTATCTAAACTCCTAATTAGGAATGTATATAATGTCTCTTCTAGTAAGGATAGGGATTCTATATATAGGAATGTTGGTAACTTCCTGGATAGTGTTATAAATACTAAGTGGTTCAAAGACAGAGGTACTTCATTTACTATAGCTGAAGGTGATAGATACTTTGATAAGTATGGACACACCCATCAAGCTACAGGTAATGAGGTTATAGATTTGGGTACTGGTCATGGTCAGGCTACTTTCAAAATGTGGTTTGAGAATACAGTAGTTCCAAGTCTCAAGAGGGGTCTTCAAGAGAAGAATGGAGAGAGAAAACTATCGCTTGCCAGAAACAAGTTTATAAGTGCTCTTCAGTTATCTATCTCTGATAGAACTCTTACTCGTGATGTAAGCTACGCATGGACACTTCCTATGAATATGTCAAGCATTAACTCTATTACCGAAATGAACAACTATGTAGAATATTTAACTCACTTTGATGAGTTGGATAAATATACGTTCAATGGAACTCCAGTTTCAGAGTTGTTCTTCTATTACAACATGATTGTAAATAAGAATAGGTATGGACAAACATCCTTGACAAGACTGTTTGAGCACTTTGTTGGTGAGAAACAAAACTCTGTTGTACAAGATTACTTCAAGTATATCGGAGATATGGACTTCAACAAGTTACTGAATAACTCTGACTATTCACTTGAAGATGTAATCATGGCTTGTGCTATAACTGTTAGTGGAGGTAATTACGGTAAGAAGTTCCCCTATATTAAGGTCTTTAATCCTTTATTGCAGACTTATGAGCTGTTTACGTATATGGGTGAATTTAACTCTTCTGAGCAGCTTCCAGATGATGTCATTGACAATCTGCCAGAGGGAGATGCTAGTGGTCCTGCTAACTACAAGCCAGTGGTCTTCCCAAATCAGAAAGAGTTGATGAACTATTTTACATGGTTACCAATGAACTTCAGCAAAGAGCAAGATGCAGAACCTCTAGAAGATAAACTGTTAAAGCTAATAAATCAAAACAGAGCAATAGTAAAGTATGAGTGCTAAGAACTGTACTTCTACATTGATAATTGGGGGGCTGGAATTTAAAGTCCAGTCTCCCAACGTCAATGGGAATCCTCCAATTAAAGACATTATACAGAACATAATTAAAGAACATGGTTCTGAAATTTCTAAAGCATTATCTGACCCAAAAGGTGTGTATGAAGTACTTAACATTAATGACATATCACATTTAAGAGGTAATGCTACATTTAAAGATATTACTAAGCACCTAAACAGTTTAGGTAGGCAGTATATACCAATGAGAGATAGTTTAAGGGTATTAATATCCAAACTAAACAAAGTTGTTCCAGAGTCTGAACAGAACATTCTTTGGGTTTCATCACCCATAACACTAAATGACGTAAAAATACCTAACGTAAATGTTAGTACTAACGGGGATTTAGTTATCCTAGACTCCAATAACCTTAATAAAGTATATAATACACTAAGGGAATATTTCTATGCTAAGACTATTAATACTCCTGAAAAGATTAATCAAATCTTATCCTTTATAGGAAGTATTGGTAAGGCAACTGACAAAATGAAATTAAAGTCTGATGTATGGATAGCTAATCTACAGTCTAAGTTCACTGAGATGAGAAAGAATCCTGCAACAGCACTACACTACATTGTTAGTGATGATATTATAAACGAATTAGTAGACCTATCTGGAATGAGGTCAGAACTTAATACCTTGCTTAGAACATTAAGTAATGTTCAGTTAAAGGAAGGTAAAGGTAAGCAATGGTGGTTAGAGTGGAATGGTAATGCTGGAACCTATACTAATAGGAATGGTCAGCAGTTTAAGTTCAACTTTAAAGAAATGGATACCACTATTACAGGATACCTAAAAGAGAAGGGTATTGAAGCTAATGAAGAAGAAATTAGAGCTACAAAGGCTGTTCTACTAAGTGGAATATCACAAGGACATCCATTGTCAGACAACGAGATATACGATTTATGGGACGAATTTACTAGAAAAGGTTGTGAATAATGGCTTGTATTAATCATAATGATATAACATATAGAACACTTCTAGAACTTTCTGGATTAACCCAGTTAGAGCTTGATGCAAAGGTAAGGAAGATACTAGAGACTACTGGGGAATACCCATTTATTGAACAAGTAGTATCTTCTGACACAATACCTGCATTAGTAAAGAAGTATAATTTAGTCAAGTCGGGCGATAGATATGTTGCTAAAGATGTTGACTTAGAAGGAGTGGATGCGCCCTATTTAAATAGCATCTATAGAGACTTAGAGATAACGATAACTCCACTGTTTGATGGAGAATCCCTAGTAGACATCAAGAGGAGGGCTACTATAAATAGGGATTTAGAAGTAGAAGAAGATTATGTAGGACCTTATACTGAGCATAATAGTAATATATTCCCTCAACCTATTCAGGTAATTAATGGAAACTACATCTATCAGCATGATGGTAATTACTACATATCTAAACACAAAGTAGGAAGTTATACTGCATTAAGTAATCTACCAAGAACAAAGAACTTGAAGACAGCTTATTCCAAAGCTACTCCAGTAAACACTAAGTATGAAGTTAATAGAGATGTTCTTAGGTTTATATCGGACTATAGTAATTTATTGTCTGCAGGACAAAATGCTATATATAATACTAATTCAGAACTTCCACCAATTATATCATATTATGGCAATTTTAACTATCCTAAGTTCAAAGTTGATACAACTCTTAAAGGCAAGTATGACATTAATGAAGAGGGTACTATCCTAATAAATCCAAACAAAGTTGGAACTGAGCCTAAAGCATTAGAGAGGGCTATTCTTGAGGCTGAAGGCTTCTATAGTGAGACAGAGATACTTGAAGCACTAAATAGACTTACTAACCCAATTAAAGTTGAAACGTTAAAAGTAGATAACAACCAATATTTATTAAGGTCTACTAATAAGGATAATAAACTTAATAATTATTACCCAGAACTTTCTAATGGTAATATAAGAATCAATAAACTTGAAGCTATGTTGGATAGACTAACTGACTTATATGGGGTTAAATTCAATAGAGTTACAAGTTCAGAATTGAGGTTGGGAGGGTTTAAGGATGTAATTCCAGATGCTACTAGAGTCAATGCTTTCATACTTGATGGAGAAATCTATATCAATACTGATAACGCAAGTGATGATGCTCCTATTCATGAGTTGTCTCATATGTTGCTTGGTTCACTAAAGTCTACAGACTATAACCTATACTCAGCATTAGTAAACTCCGTAGAGAATCTTGATGATTATGATTTGAGGCTAGAGGAGTTCCCCAATAGAGCTAGAATGGATGCTAATGAGGAGATATTCGTAGACCTGTTTGCCAGACACTTTACAGAGAATTTGGAATTACCAGTTGATGCTAATCTAATGGATAGGGCAGAATATGAAATTAAGAGAAATATTGACTCAGCCATCTTCCCTAATGAAAGTACAACTAAAGTTAGTCTAAATAGTATCAGTGGTAAATCGTTCTCTGAAATCATGGACTTATTTGGAACATCTATTAACGAAACCACAATAGCTAATGCTTTTAATGGTAACGAATCAGGAACTAACAGACGACTAGCTAATATTAAAGAAGATTTATTAAAACAAGGATTATTAAAAGAGTATTGTGAATAATGGCAAAGTGCGGATATACTCTATTAGGAAGGTCATTTGGCTCTGAGTTAGAATTGAACAACTTCCTACTTAACAATAAACATAGTATAGACCTTGGTAGAATATCTGATATAGTGTTTAGTCTTAATACTAAGAAAGACGAAGTAGTATCTATATTAGATGGTAAACTATCATGGGCTACTAAAATCCAGAGTATTAAGAGAAATCCTAATTCATTCCTGGATGATGAAGATATAGACCCAGAATCGGTGAAACCATATAAAGGTGTTACATCTGCAATAAAGTTATTTAGACAAGCAGATGGAGTAACCAGATTTGTGCCTGAGTTCAAGATAGAGAACTTCAAGGAGAAGTGCTTTGAAAGGTGGGGTAAGGATGGGTTTAGTGCAATGGAAGCTAAATTGGTTGGTAAAGAGCCAGGTGTTCCAGTAAAAGAGAATGAAATGGAAGGAGCTTTCAAAGCACTAACTACCAAGTGGGACTTACTTGGTAAAGTTGGTACTTCACTTCATAAAGTAGCTGAGTTATTCTGGAAGGGTGAAAGTTTATCAGCTATAGTGCAGGATGATGAAGTTAAGAACTATCTTGACCCAGTAATGGCTTCTCATATGTATAGTAACATGGAAATACTGAGAGACCAGTTAATTAAGCTACATGGTAACGGAGACCCCAATAGTGTAAAATTCTACCCAGAGTACGTAGTTGCTGGAGACACTCAAGCCACTGACGATAATGGTAATCCTATCAAACTACTTGGTATTATTGACTTGTTGGTAGTTGATTCTGATGGGCAAGTACACATATATGACTACAAGACTTCTGATAAAGCTCACGTTGATTTTGATAGTACTAAGAAATTAACATTCGATTATCAGTTAGCTGTTTATAGGCAGTTATTAGAGAGCTATGGATTACCAGTAAGTAGGGCTATGATGGGTATTATCCCACTATCAATGCAAGACTTTGATGGAACTACTGGTAACTTCTCCAACATTACTGCACCTATTACTACTGTAAATGGTGTAAAGGAAATCAACATTGATTATAGAGATAGAAACCCAAGGCTATCCTATGATAGTGCATCTGCCTTTGTAACCAATAACGTTGAAATGGTTATGCCTGTAGAGCCTGTTGAAGATATAGTTACTAAGGACTTTGTTGAGCATATGAGTACTGGGTTTGCTAAACTATTCCCAGGATATAAGTTTAACAGAGAACTAAATGAAGCTACATTAGAAGCTCTTAAAAGGGATGTGAGATATAATGCATCTACTGGTAAGTGGACTCTTCCAGACTTAAAGAATCCAGGTAAGACTCTAACATTTGATACTCAAGCAGAAGCATATAAGGCTCTTGAAAGTTATCACGAATCTTTGTTAAGCTCTAAGACGAGAGCAACTGAAAGGTTGATTGGTAATATTAGAACTGCTATTAATACTGGTAATACTAACTTCTTACCCCTATCCAATCGTAAGATTAAGGGACACAGTGCAGGTTGGTTTATTAAGGAATGTAGTAGGTACTGTAACTCTGAATGGAAGGTAATGGATGTTCCAGAATTAACATCTTTAGGTATAATGCTACTATTTAATAAGAGAGCTAAATACTTTGACGTGTTAGTACTTGATAACACTCCATTGAAGACACAGCTTAAATTCAAGAAGGGTACTTCCGTTCTTGGTGAATATGCTTCTAACGTAGAACTAGAACAGAGGGGTATCCCGGCATTGGAGGGCATTGTAGGTAATGTTGACCTAATGAAAGCTATGCTAGCTTTAAATGAACTTCCAGATTTATTCAGGGAAGGTAAGTTTAAATTAGGTGAGATTAGAGTTCTTAACCAAAAGGATGAAACTGGTATGCACACTAGTGCTTGGCAGTTAATGCAGAACTTTAATGAGCTTACTAAGAATGGTAGGGCTGGTGTGGATAATAACTTTACTACTGGTAAAATACAGTTCTTAGAGAATTATCAATTAGCATACTACAATATGATTCAGTTCTGTGCCTTAGGTAAAGAGCAGAGTAAATTGAATAATGTACTGTCAGAGTTTGAGACTAATCCAATTATTCTTGACCATTCTATAGAGAACCTAATAAAGATGAAGAAGATGTTAGAGCAGGAATATCCTAATTTAACTGAAACTAAGACTACAGATTTCTCTTCACCTCCTGGAATTGTATATGGCTACCTACTTAAAGCTATTAAGGATTTAAGAGGTATGCACTATGTACAAGAAGTTAGGGATGGTAACAAAATAGTTCTACTAACTGATAACCCAGATGTGATGGCATCAGCTAACCTTAGAAATATGTATAAAGTAACCACTGACGGTCTTGTACATCTAAGAACTAATCTTAATAACTTTGCTGCTGAAATGCGTACTGCTATGGAGAAGTTCTGGAAAGCTAAGGGATATTCTACTGAAAGAAGGAATCTTATTGGTGACCAACTATCACTATTTAAGAATATGTTTGTTACTGATAGAGATGGCAAGATTGATAGTAGAATGAGGGTTAAGAGTCCATTTGTTGATAGAACATTAGATGCTGCTGAGAAGGAGTTCCTAACATTCTGGCTGGATAAACTAAACAGATACAGGTATCAAAATATGTCTGAATCTGACTTAGAGGAAATGAGATTAGACCCTGATAGTGAATACTATAATGTACCATTAATGGAAGCTAGCTCAGCTACTAAGGTACAGGAAGGTGGTAAGGGATTAATATCCTGGTTTAAGAGAAAGGTAGACCAGTTTAGAAATCCTAAGGAATGGGCAGATAGACTAATCACTGGTGCTTTGGACTCAGAGCATAATGAGCAGTTAAAGGAGGATATGGAAAAGTATGAGATGATTGATATGTTTGAGTATAGCGATAATGCAACATCAAGAAGTAATGCTTTAGAAGAGCATGATACTGTGTTCTTTGAAACTAACTTGAATGACATCATCTATTCATATGCCTTTGTTAAAGAAAGGAAGAAAGCATACGATGAAATATTGCCAGTGGTTAAAGCTACTATGGTTGATATGCTTATGGAAGCTAACTTCCAGAACTTGGACATTAAGAATACTATAGGGTACACTAAGGACTATGTAAAGAACAAAATCATTGGTCAAACATTAGTCCCAGAGAACCTTAAAGGATTAGCTCATTATATGGGTATGGTTAGAAACTTTACCACTACTGCCGCCTTAGGTTTCTCTCCTAAATCTGGTCTATTCCAGATGATGGAAGGCTTCTGGAAGAATGCAGGTAAGGCAATCATTAGACCTATGGGTACTAATCAATTTGGATGGGATGAAGTACAGCAAGCCATGAAATGGGTAGCTGGTGATATGAAAGACCATTTCAAGATAGTATCGTTAGGAGAGCTGATAAATGAACAGTATGCCATTAATGACTTTGACTCTAACGTATATGATAAAAGGCTTAGAGGTGAACCTGGCTTGATTAACTTCCAGGGTAAGATGCTGTGGACTACCTCTGCACCTGACTACTTTAATAGAATGACTCTATTTGTAGCTCAGATGATAAAGGATGGTTGCATGGATGCTTATTCAATGAAAGGTAATAAGTTAGTCTATGATTGGAAGAAAGATAAGAGATTCTCTGCATATGCAGCTGGTAATAAAGCTGATTCTAAGTATGGTTATCAGAAGGCTTTATATGAAGCTATGATAGACCAATTTAGAAATGAAGGTTGGAAGAATGATAAAGGTCAACCAATCGGCTATGATGATGATTTACCAATGGCTTATACTAATAAGGAAGCTCAGAGTTTGAAATCATTTGCAGACCAAACTTATGGTTATTACTCACATGAAACTCAAATGATGTTAAAGAGCTACTTCCTCGGTGCTCAGTATATGCAGTTTAGAACTTATTGGTCAGCTTTGAAGAATAGGTACTTCCTAAAGAGTGGTGTATATTCACAAGGTAATTTCCAACAACTTGTAGACGAGGATGGTAATAAAGTTTATAAGAAACTTGTAACTATTAATGGTGTACAACAGTATGTTCAGACTACTGAGAATACAGGTGAACCATTTATGGTGTGGAGAGGTAACTGGCAGGAAGGTATATTCATGTCATTTAGGGATGGATTCAAGGAAATGCTTGAAGGATTCCGTGATGATGGATTATCTGGAATAGTGAAGGGTGCTAAAGAATTTTGGAACACTAATAACAGTGAACTTAGAAGGGTAAGGCACGCCAATTTACAGCAATTCGGATATGATATGGCTCTTTGGGGACTAATTGGTAGCCTACTTGGATACTTCTTAACCCAACTATTAAAGGAGCAACAGAAGGCTGATAAAGGTCGAGATTTGAGTTGGGGAGATGTAATGCTGAGAGATGCAGAAAGTATCTTCGTTTCCTCACTGATTACCTCAACTGACGATTTAGGTGCTTTTGAATCAATGCTATCACCTCTTACAGATTGGACCCCACCATCATTCAGAATGTTAACTAATATTTGGAATGATGGTTGTGCAGTGATTACTGGAGATAAGGATTTTAGTAAAGCTGTCATAAATAACATCGGTGTACTAAGACAAACTAGAAACTTCTGGTACGATGCTAGTGAGACAGTTGAAAGTGCAATTGAATAATGATTATTGGAATTTCTGGAAAGAAACAATGTGGTAAGGATACCGTATGCAAAATTATTAAGGCATTAGATATATGGAATAGGTACGGAGATGGGGATATGCATACATTTGTAAAGATGTTACTTAAGAGTCCAAGTCCTTTAGGCAGTATATGGTACAAGCACGCATATGCTGATAAACTTAAACAAGTCTTAGCTATTATACTTAACGTAAATGTTAAGGCATTCGAGGATAATATATTTAAGATGTCTAACAGTGAGATAGCTAAACCAGAGGGAGGATATTATACTAATAGAGAACTTCTACAGAGATTTGGAACTGAGGTAGGTAGGAGTATATCTCCAACATTGTGGGTAGATGCTTTATTCATGGGCTACAGTGAGGACGACCACTGGATTATTCCAGATGTTAGGTTTCCATCTGAAGCTGAAGCTATTAAGGAAAGGGGTGGTATAATCATTAGAGTAGATAGGGAAACCTTCTCTCGTGATACCCATCCATCTGAAGTGGCATTGGATAATTATGAAGGTTTTGATTACAGAATAGATAACAATAACGATATAGAACATTTAATAGATAGGGTGAAAGGGATAATGTCCCAACTAAACCTTATATAAAGCAATTAGGGCAACACTGGTAGGTAATTCTACTGGTGTTGCCCTTATTTTTTTTACTTAGTCTTTCTTCTCTATTGGGGTAAAGCTCCATATATACTTATCTTCTCCTTTCTTTCCATGAAAGGCTTGTTTATGGTTACAAACTCTACTAATAGATGTACTGCTATATCCTAGTTCACGCTCGGCTTGTAGTGCTGACTCCCAAATCCTTACTAGTTCATAGTCTAATGTATACTGGTAAACTTGCTTAGACCTGGGATTCTCTTTACCATATTTCTTCTGCCCTAGACGCTCCTTATATTTCACTTCGCCAATGTTATGAGTAGTACAGCCATATCTCCATTGAAACCCTCCAGCAGTTTGTTGTTTCCCTTTACAAACTGCTATAATACCTGAGGCGTCAGTATCAGTAGATAGTCCTGCCTGTACGGCACTATCATAACAATCTATGTATTCTCCAGATACACTATACTGAGACACCTGTCTACATATAGAGGCTTTTAGCTTCTCTTTATGTTCCTCACTAAGCTTATGTCCGAAGGACGGATGATTATTACCCCTTAAACTATGTCCTCCTATAGTTTGATTATACCCATTCTTATATGAATCATATTGTCCTATGTAGTAAATTTCTAGAGAATCTAATTTACTGGTTAAATCTTCTATAGTATCACTATACGCAGTATTTAATACCTCATACTTAAGTGAATCCATCCGTACTTTCTAATTGCCCTATAGAATGGACTGTTATAGTCCTTACCATCTTCATAATATGCCTTATATCTATGCTCATATTTCCTTTTGTCCTCATTAACAGTTTGTCCTATGTAACATTTACCACTAGGTGAGGTATACTTGTAAATAATTCCTTTCATAGTTAGCTTTTAGCCGATACATATTCAGGTTCTCTTTCATCCTGCTGCTTTAGATAAGTGAACATTCTCTTACCTAATGCCTTATAGTCTTTCTCACTCTTTGATTTAGAAGCCCTCTTAGCCATTCTGATTAGAGTTCTTGTATTCTTTCTACTAAAGATTCTCTCTCCTCCTTCTAATTCCATTTGAGTAGAACCATCAGGGGCAATTACCTTCATTTTAGGCAATTCTTCGTCCTCTTCAATATCAAGTTCATCTCCCTCTTTAATACCAGAGCCTTGATTAACTTCTAATACAAATTGTACGTCATCTTCCTCAGCTATATTCTCATTCTCAGGTTCTCCCTGATATACTGATATTACTTCCATATCTTCATTAATGAAAATGATGTCTAGTGGAATTTTAGTGTCCTTCATCCAGAATCCTACAGTCTGAGGCTCCTCAAAGAAGAATAACATTCCTTCATCATCTTTCATTTCTGTAACTCCTTGTAGACCTTTCATTCTTTCCTCTTCAGTTCTAGCACAAGTTACATTATACTCTCTGTCTCCTATTTCAATCTTCATTATTCAACTGTATTTAATAGTCCTGTGTTATCAACTGTATTCTCAAGAATCTCATGTACAAGCAGTTTACCAGCTTCAATAGCAGCTTCATCAGAACCGTCTTGCATTAGTTTCTCCAATTGCTTAGTAACCTCAAGATTGAAGATTATCTCTTCTCTCTCTACTTCTGCGTGTTGCTTAATGTCCCCGCCTTTCTCTTCTGTAATAACTGGAATACCTTTAGTAGTTACCTCTTCAAACTTCTCATCCACATTCTCTAAGTGATGTTTATGGGCATGTAAAGCACCACTAGGAATTACATTAACCTTACCTCCCTCTGCAAACTTCTTAGGGACATATCTGTAATAATCCCCAGACGTGTCTAAGTCATATGAGTTTCTAAACTCTACTGCTTCTGGGTCTTTAGAATTATACCACTCTAGTTCATATTTAAGAGTTGGATGGTCTTTAGCTTTCATAAACTCATAGATACCTGTTTCAGGGTCTAGATATACGGAATTTAGGTGATTCTTACCGTTCTTTAAATCAGACACACTTGATGTCCTCCAAGCCTCTAGTTCTTCTTTAGGGGCTAGTTCAAAAGCCCTTCTAAGGTTGTATGAAGTAGTATCGTTTCTATCTACTGGAATAGTTTTATACCAAGACTCAAATGTTACTTTGGGAGCAGCCCCTGTAATACCATCTACAACACCACCCTTTTGAAAGCCAGCTACCTCTTCCATTCTAACCTCTTCTTGAATCTTCTTTCTCTTCTCTTTCTGTCCTTTAGATAGTTTAACTACTCTCTTAGCGAAGTCTCTATCCATCTTCAAGCCAGACTTACCAGCTCTTACTGTATTCTGCTGATAACCTCCATTTAGTTGTAATTGAGTTCCAAGTCCAAGCAAAGGATTGTTAGAAGCTACAAGTGCCATTTGGGCTTCATCAGCTATATTACCCATTTTGACTTGTTGCATCTGAGCATTGTGTATTTGTCTATTAGCTTTGTTCCTTGCTCCACCACTAAGTAATCCATACTTCTTACCACTCTTAGTAAGAGCATCATCTACAGTAGATTGAGTTCCACCGTAGGCAGAACCTACTTGTTCAAATGCTTCATTATCCTTAGTAATAGTATCGGCTTTCTTAGCTCCAATGGCATTAACCAATCCAATTGGAGTTAGTTTGAGAAACTTACTATCTAATATCTTGTCCGCTGTAGTCATTTGGTCAGTTCCAACTCCCATAGCTGTTAAGCCATCTGATAACATTCCACCTACTTTCATAGCACCACCGATAATAGTACCTACTCCAGGTATAGTAGACACAGCATTAGCAGCAGCATCATAGCCTTGATTTAGTCCAGTAGTTAGTGCTGATTGTTCTTTCTGGGGAATTAGACTTCCAACTACATCAGCTATACCTCCAGCCACATTCATGGTGTTACCAATCTTAGCTTTGCTAAATATTCCACTATTAGGAGTAACAGTAGAGGAGTTCCCGCCAAATCTCTTTATGTCCTGTATAGCCTTATTAGAATCTCTGTTGAATTTCAAGGACATACTTAATGGGTCTCCCATCTTAGCGTTAAAATCAATTAGGCTATTAGTCGGAGCCATTATTTGCTCAGCTGATTTACCAAAGTCAGCAGCCCAGTCCTTTCCCATTAAATTCTGATAGACTGGTGTCCCATTGTTTTGTGGAATGGTGTAGGGACCCCATGTTGAAGTCCCTCCCCACTGGTATCTTTTAACTAGTTTACGCATAACTTACGATATATAATGTTTTTAAAGCTGTTATTATAGCTAACTCGTCACCAGTATATCTCACTTTAATCTTTATGTATTTGTCCCTAATTCTAGTCTCCTTCCTTTCATTAGACCATTTATTAACATCTAATGACAAGAAATCTGCACTATAACCTCGGTCTCTTAGTTCAGATGGGATATCAGAGTTACTAGTAATATTTAGAGCAGTCATACTCTCTGGTAATGGGTTATTAACTAGGTTAAGAGGTGGGTATGTATTACCATCCTTATCCTTAACAGTCCAAGCTAATTCGTTCTTAGCCCAATAAGTTATAGAAGGTATTTGAATGTCCCACTTATCTTCTAAGTAGTCCATGTTACCATTTATTCTACCATACTCCATAACCTCATACCATTTACCATTTTGAACTAGTACATTTGTATATCCAGCTGCTATAAGTGAGCTATATCTATCTTGAGTTATCTCTTGTAAATATCTCTTCTTAAAAGGACATGCCTTGACATGAGTAGCTATCTTAAATTCATTTAACTGATTATCATGCACAATCTCTGAACCAGATATTGATTGGTAGTCTCTACCAGCTGATGTCATTGATTGATAATGGTCTTCAATATCGTTTAGACTATCTACCCTCGAATATAATAGTGGGAACATAACTGACATATCCTTGTACTTAGTAGTACTGTACAATATGTCTCTTTGTTCTGGTATAACATCCAAGTAATCATGATTATAAACTATATCTGCACCATTATACTGGTATAGATGCTTAGTAGCCTCTTGCCTAAAATACATATTCTTTTTGTCTTTGGCAAAGTTATATACTTCTCCAACAACTTCAAAATGGAATGATTCAGGTTGGGTCTTATTACTTATAATCTGTAAGTTATTAAAGATTTTATGTACTGATGGATTATCAACTACAATAAATTCCAGCTCAAATGGATGCTGCTTACCATACCAATAGCAAGGACTAATTGGCTTTCTAGTAGGCATTAATCCAGCTTGACCATGTTTCCAGAATGAAGTAGTTAGTAAATCATACCTCATCTTAGTAACTACAGTTACATTAGAGTATAATGTCTTTACTACATTTCTAACTTCACCTTCAACTAAATCAGTTCCTTGATTATATACTACAGCTTTAATAGGTATTGTCCACCTACTATCTCCGACTGAATTGGCATTGACTGATACTTGATTACCATTAGTAATGAAGAACTTATTTCTAACTCTATCATCAGCAATACTATACTCAATGTTAGAACCACTAATATCAAGATTTAGTTGTAAGTTACCTAACTTAGCTTTGCCATCTACTACAGTTAATACGTTGTCAACTACTGCACCACCCTGTATACTAATAAGAGGATAGTTAGAAGTTATCTTAGTAATTGTCTTAGATGTATTTCTGTCAAAACTAAAGAAGATGTTATCAATATTCTCAGAATATGATGGAACCCATGAGTAGAATGTTACAAACTTCTGCATTACCTCATTGTAGCATAAATTCCATACATTCTCTTCCAATGTATTAATATCATCATAGAAAGTAAACATCACATCTTGCTTAAACCTATTGTAGTGAGTTTTAACGTTCCTAATACCAATAATTGGAGTCTTCTCTTTCTCAGTAAGTGAGATATTGTCATTTAAGAACTTCTGTACTTTAAAGTCTGAGATAACCTCGAACAGTTGTCCATTAGTTCTCCAAATCTTCTTCCCGACTGTATCCACTCCATAGACGTAATAGGGAGTCTTGATGACACTCTCTGACCACTGAGTACCGAATGTATCAGACAGCATTTTTGGATTCTCTGGGAGTACGTTAGAGGTGTTTATGAAGATATTTCCACCTGCACCTTCACCTGCAACGGCTCTTTCATTGACTGGTATCAAAGCAACACCATGTTCAAATACACAGATAATGCTACCAAACCATTCAACTAACTTAACTATACTACCGTAAGTTAATGGGTAGTCCCTATAGTTCATTAATTTGAATACTCTGTAACCATTCTTAAATGAGTCATTGACATTAATGTCAGAGTACATTACTCTAATATGGAACTTATTCTTAATAGCTGGAACATTTGGTAGTTCATAGTAATACTTATCAGATGTAGTAGAGTTAATACCACCATTTATAACAAATGATTCTGGTATTTTAGATTCACCAGTAACTGACATAGCTTGTAATGGATAGAATCCTCTAGCTTTACCAGTTAATCCTAACTCTGAAGTATATGACATATCAATACTTCTCATAGATAGGTTGACGTTGCTACATACCTTAATAGTAACCCAGTGCCCCATCTTAATGGCATTTACGTCACCTCTATTGATTTTGCCATTCTTCTCGCTATCACCTATTGTATAGTTATCCTTCCATGACATTTGGTCCACAATATCATCATTTATAGGAGCTGCTGAGTCTTGGAAGTTCCTACACATTCTATGTGTATAGTTACCTATATAGCAATCTCCTCTAAACAGGTTCTTAGCTATCATAGTATTCCCATCCTCATCTAAATCATCCCATAACATTCTGTTACACATAGCATAGAATGCAGATGAATCCTCATACCTAATTTCAAAGTAGGTATCTAATAGGTTCTCCTCATAGTTAGGAGTCTTAATATCAATAAGACTCATCTTATTAGTATTATATCCTTCCAATCCTATGTAAGGTCCCCAACTTCCTCTTAGCAGGTTACGAGCATTAGAAGACTTATTTGTATAGTTATAGTAAGATACTCTCCATGCTTCTTCAGCTTCTCCAGCCCTTGCACTAAATAACTGTTTCTTACCCTTTAGTGCCTTAACATTATCACCAATAGCCATAATGTTATATGTCTCGTCTTGGGTAGAATTATTAGTAACGTAAGATAGGTTATAGAAATGAGTACCACTTTTGTCAAAGTATTTCTTACCAAACTGGGACTTAGCCATCTTGACTTTAAACTGAGTACCAGTGAATAGTTGATTGAAGTATGCTTGTCTTAATTCAAACTCTGGACATAGAGCTGCATATCCTTCCAATACTTTATCCTTATTAATGTCTTCACATCTTCTATCAAAGTCATGTGTTAGAACTCCGTCATTGTCTAGGAATCTTTCTACCCTATATGTCTCAGCACCAGAAGGAAGCACAGGTAAGTGACTTGTATTCTCTAGTCCGATTGTAACTGCTTGAGCTAATGTAGTAGGTATTCTCTTCTGTCTTACAAAGAAGAATCCTTTAGTATACCTCTTTAGCTCTCTAACGGCATCCTTGCTAATTTTAATATCAAATCCAATTGGAACTGTACCACTATCAGCTAATTGATTGCCATTATACTTAATTTTAATTACACCCTTAGAGTTTTCATTCTGACTATCCAGCTTGTATGTTTCCTTGTTAATAGGGATGTACTCTCTATTGGCTTGGATAATAGCTATGTTGTTTGTACTAGTTGGGTCGAAGTCCTTCTTAAATAGAGGATAATCTTCCCAATCTATCCTATCAGTATCACCAGGTATAGCTAATCTACTAATACCTCTAATATTAAATACTGGAGATAAAGTATAATCATTAAGAATGTATACTACTCCTAGTCGGTAAATCTCATCATTCCAGTATCCAAGTCTATTATAGATGTTCATCACATTATAATACTCATACTGTCCTGATTCATCCTTATAATCCTTATCAACTCTACCTATATTGTTTTCTACATTTAGCTCTGGTAAGAAGTGTAGAGATAGGTCTGTAAGCTCCTTATATTCAATATCTGGATTAGCTACGTTACCTAAGAATAACATATTCTGGCAAGTAGTCTGTGCTGCTGCACTATTAACCACATTGTATGCTACGTTAATATCATTGATACTAACAGCTTGTACAGTTTCAAATCCAGTAATACTAATCTTAGCTGCATTGTTATATACAGCAAATTGCTTCATAATCTTAAACGATGTAGTCATTTCATTTCCATCTATATCAGATGTACTTCTTGTATAGTAAACTACTACATTGTTATAAGATGAATCTATGTTAGTTAGTAAGAATGAAGCTGACTTATAACTGTTTTCATCTCTAATTCCACCTTGTATAGAGGATGGGTCATTCAAATTACCAATATGGCAAGTTACTATGCCTGACTCAGCTATAAAATCTGTCTCATTCCCATCTGAATCCGATAACTTAAAGTAGAACACATAATTACCAACTCTTAAATTACCACTGGTATTTAATCCCATGAATGTAAGGTTAGCAATATTGTTAGTCTTCTTGTAAAGAGATATGTCAGATTCAAAGGAATCTATATCATATATATTAGTGTCGTTATCTCCTTCTCTATCTACAATCTGATATGTATTCATACCAGTAGATGAGAATCTTGTGTTAATCAACTTAGGATATGTACTTCCGTCATTAAGGATAAGGTTAACTGAACCATCATAAGATTGTTGTGGAACAATATCAATAGGATGGTTCAGGTCAAAACTGAGTAATTCTGTATCCAGGTTTATTAAGCTACCTTTAGGATACACAATTACTCCGTTCTCCCTTATATCTTCATTAGTTCTCAGAACCCTTAAAGGATTGTACTCGTAAACTAATGCTCCCTTCTGTTGAAGTTGATTTAATCCTAAGTCTAGGTCTAATACCTTACCACTTAGTGATTTGAAATCCATTACTCGTATTTGTATATTGATTTACTTCCAAACCCAATCTTATACGCCATATCAGGTGCATGGCTATCTTTCTTTTTAGTCCACCTTCCAATAGCATTAGTTGTATCTGTGATATAAATACCATTAAAGAACCCATCAGGAACTTTGCCCGACATTTTACTTAATGCATAAGAGTTAATAAATCTTGAGTTGAGACTATACCCCAATGAAATAGTACCTCCCCTCCAGTCATACAGCTGAGTATCAGAACCCATGGTCTGATATGTACCGTCACTATTAGTAGCTAACATCAATGACCCATCACTGTTAGTCCCAACTCTCACTCCCACGTGTATTTTATTCCTCTGAGCATCGGTTAGTTCTGTAGTTGGTAATGAATAATACGAGTACGCGCTGGTATAGCAGTTTAATATTACAGAGTCATTATCAAACCTAATATTATCTCCATACTCTATGTAGGTAGATAGGACTGTAGGCATATGTACTTTGAATAATGGAAGATAATTCTTAAGTTCTTTTATAGCAGCCATCCATCTGGTCATATGGGTTTCTACTGAGATTGAGCTCCCATCCAGAAAGAAGTCTACATCAACATCCTTTCCAGCATTATTTACCTGAATATTAACGTCACATGATGTGTTAAAAGCATTATGGTATACAAACTCAGAACCGTTAGGTCCCACAAAGTTTGACACCTTGGAACTTTTACTAGCTACCAGCATTTGGCTTAAGAAGCACTTTAGCATTGCGTCTACTCTTATAAGTCCTGTAGAAGTCAGGTCATGTTTAGTAGTCTTCTCAGAACCTAAGTTAATAACATGGGGTATTCCGTCTCTGTCCTTCCAGGTTGCCAAGAGGAAATTATCCTCACTAGCCACTTCGCTTTTGCTTCTATACCATGCCCCAGAATTATATGGAAGTCCTCTATTCTTACTATACCCGTAGAACAAGGATGCATGGTTACAGTCATGTCCTCCAAATATACCTATAATCCCTTCCCCCATGCTGGCTAAACATGCCCTTAGTCCATCATCATCAGCTCCAGCCCCGCCATTTGGACCTTTATAACTTCCTTCTGTATGAGCATTACTTCTTAAGATTCTGGAATTGTAGCAGCAGTAATCCTCGTCACCAGTAACACAATATAGAGTATCACCTGTCTCACTAAACGAGAATAATTTACCTCTATCCTGTTGTGACATATCAGACCTATATATTGGCATTAGTTTCTCTACATCTGTTGTTATAGACTTCACTGGACCATTAGAAGCTATAATGTTTCTAGAAGTGTTAACAGTTCCAGTAAATTCACCCTTAGAAGCATTATATGTTAAAATGCCTACCTCAGACTCAATATTGGTAATCTCGGAACTAAGTGGAGAATTATTACTAAAAGTTACCTCTGAGTTGTTGGGAGTTCCAAATGTGGCTCTTGGAGAGTTCCCAAAGAATCCTGATATTACTTTCTGGTCAGCTTTACCAGCATATAGTCTAGAGTTATAATCATAATCTACAGAAGGTCTGATTGTAACTTCATAAGCCCCCCTCTTCCTTGTATTATATCTGTAATTTACTTCAGATGTGGCTGAAGGAACTTCTTTTATGTAGTCAGATGGATTAACAATAGCCTTAGTTACAAATGAGTTAGAGTCATTAACTTTTATAGCTAGCTCTATGTTACCAGGCTTTACAGAGCTTCCTACTTCATTCTTAAGCCCCAGTAGTACCTTACTTCTATTACTTCCATTAGGAAGTCCAGTATTGAAGTCTGGAATTTCCTCGTAGAAGTCATTAAAGTACCCACCAGTGTAAATTAATTTATAGCCTACTGTCTTCTTAACTCCAGCTACATATCTATCAATTCTAACTATATAAATCCAATTCTTCTGGATTGTACTATCATCAAATGGAATAATCTCTTCAAAGCTACCATTATAATACTCTTTAGAGATTGTATATTTATAAGCGCCGTTTAGGTTCTCGGCATTATTAGCTTCAGCAGAATCAGTAAGGCTTATAAAGGTAAACTCTATCTTCTCAATATCAGAATCCTCATTAAGGTTGTAATAATCATATCCCCAGCCAATCTTCAGATATGTATCAGTAACGAAGAATCTCCACTCATCTAATACTTCTGAATTAGTTCTAATAGCGTCAAAGTCTATAGTTCCGCTCTTAGCCATTCTCTCTAATACTCCATAAGGACAAGCAGGCATAATTTTGTATTGAGTCTTACCAGTCTTACCACTCTTTATAATGGTAGATTTAACTGATGATGAATTAGCTTCAATTAATCCAACATCATCTGGATTGTTCTTAGTCGTACCTTTAAATACTCCAGTAGTTTCTCCAGAGAACTCCACACTGATAACTTTAGTATCATCATTACATGAGTACTTCCTTATCAGGTTAAATGTATCAAAGGTCTTTAACTCAATTACTAAGATTAATGCTCCAGATGATTTAGCACTAAATACTTGGACTAGTTCCTTAGACTTAATAACATCCAACATAGGTGTGTTACTATTCTCATAAATCCATAGTCCATTGTTGTATATCTTTAGATTCTTTTCATCTATATAATCAATACTACCACTACTATTTATAACTCCCAATCTTAACTTGATAGCCCCCCTATTAATTGCTTCTTTGATAGCAGCATCAATAGTATTGGCAACTATTACAAATCTATCTCCAGGATGAAATATCTTAACTTCATCTGAATTTTTAACTTGGAATAGCTTCTCCTTGTAATATTCCAGTTCTATGTAAGGAACACTTCCCTTCATAGTTATGAATTTAGAGAACTCAAATTCAATTGGAGTAACATTTAGGTCTTCTCCCTCATACAACTGTTGAGGAGATGGGAATGAACCTATCTGACTCTTACCAGTGATTGGGTTATGAGCTGCAACGTAAATAATACCTCCATGTTCCTTCATTCCTACAGGTACATATCCCTTATCGAGATAGGCTGTATGAACTTCTCCATTTCCCATATCATTCTGTAATACAAACTCATTACCATTGTATGTTATTATAGTACCATTTAAGCAGTTTGTTAACACATTACTGGGAGTAGTTAATGGGTGTAAGTCCATTATTAAACCCTCACCAAAGGTATTAATTGCTTCTTTTCTCATATTTTATAAGTTCATAGTTGTTACTACTAATAAGTATGTCCTTGAACGTACTTGGATTATCTCTTACTAATGCAACTTCTAAATCATTGCACTTCATTGTATCTTTGAAGAATGTATATCCCATGTCTGTGATGTATCTGTATCTTACGATGTATTTAGACCAACTGTAAAACACTTTAGCCTCATCGAAGACCTTCATACCGAACTTATTATGGAATATGAAATTCTTCTTCTTTCTTCCTCTTCCAGTGGTGGACATAACTATAGATTCATATTCATCTTCAGTTAGTCCTATATAATAGTACCCATCCCACTCCTTAACTTTCTTAGAGTATAATACTCTTAGCTTCCTTCTTAACATTCTTCTATAATAGTTGTAATGTTTAATAGAATCACGTGTAAGTTGTCCGCAGTAGAACCAGTATCTATACTTAGTACTACTAATAAGAGTATCACATCCTCTAAGATTATAATAATATAGCATTCTCCAGCCGTATTCAACAGCTCGTTTAACATCCTCTGGAGGTACAGTCGGGAATTGGGCTATTAGGTCTGGTAAATAATCATTGACACTTTTTAGCATTAATAATATTGTTTACCTTGATTTGTGTGTTCTAATATCTTATCTCTATGCTCAGGGTCAAGATATATTAGCTTCTCCCTCATAACTCCCTTAGATTGGAAGTGAAATACCATTTGATATGCACAGAAGTTAGATGTCAGAAAGTCTACCTTAGCCCACTTACCGTTTCTTCTTGCCTTAGAGAACTCGTCCCTCTCGAATCTCTTCATCTTCAACTCAGCTCTCCTAGACCTAGTCGGGAGGGTAAATGTAGCATTATTCTCAATTATATCTTCCAAAACCATATTCAAGGCACTCTTAAATATCTTCTTAGCGATAACTTCCTTGTGCCTATTACCTATTAATTCCTCACATGCCTTTGAAGTCATCTTCATCTTCTTAGTAGGGAAGGAGATGAATAACTCATCTATATTCATGGCATATCCTGTAGCGTAATTCATTATTTTACAAATTTCCAAGTCTTATTAAATATCTTCCTATTCCAGCTTGTCTTAGCGTCAAGGATTTCATTCATATCATTCTGGTTGATATACATTGGAACTCTGGCAGCATCACATAGTCTGTACCATCTTTGCTCAAGAAGTTGTGCCTCTTGTAACATACCTTGATTATGTTTACTCCAGCCCTCTTTAAACCTATCAGTATAAGCACAATAACAAGCTATTGCATCCTTTTCTTTCTCATTGATAAAGGGCAATCCGTCATCGTCTAATAGTACCCCCTTATATAATATATTAACTGAGCCATAGTTCTTATCAAAATAAAGAGTATCATTGACTCTTTCATACTTGGCTAGTTTACCACTAATGTAGAATGGGCTGTTATAAACCTTACGTCCCTCAATGTAATTCTCAATAAACTGTGATTGATAATCTCCATTAACTGTATCATTGGTAGTATATCTCCAATCCTCAAAGTCATATGTTACGGCTTCAATAAAATCACAATTACATGGTAGTGTAACTGTTAAGGTTTCACAATCTATCTTACACCTATATCTATATAGTTTAGTTTGTCTATTACCTATCTTATTCCAGGCAATTAAACCTATTTCCTCAAACTCTTCCGGAGCTAACTCTATTCCATATAATAGGTTAGCTTGAGCATATGCTGACCTAAAATCTTCCATATAATTTAACGAGGTGCTTGATTATTAGGTAATATAGGAGCTGCTAGCTGTCTATAATAGCGTAGCTTTTTCTCTGTTAATCTTTTCTTTATTTCAGCGTCGATGAAAGTCATATTATTAATGTCTAATGCAGAACAACATCCATAAGTTTGTAACTGACGTGGATCTTTGAATATACCTACCACAGATACTTGCTTTATAACTGGCAGATTGAATATCCAGCAATCATACATATTGTTGGCATTAGGAGTAACATCAATATATACATAGGGTCTATTCTTAGCCCTCTTTCTATATTTATGGTACTGCATTACTGTTGGGCTTATGTACCATATAAATGGCTGACCTTTATCAACAGAACCTATATATTCAATTCCTCCTCCGAACTCAGTTAGTAACTGTGGTATTTCAAAGTGGAATGTTGGCGTACCATCTGCTTTATTGCCACAGGTACAGCTCTCTATATCCTTACAGTCTACGTTGATACAATTAATAGACATTAATAAATCCCTCTTAGGAATAAGCCCTTTCATGGAATATTCCTTAATGATTTGCAATCTTTCATCTACAATATCATCTTCTAGTTGTTCTATTGATAATGTGTTTGTAGTAGTATAACCTCTAAGTCCAGACACTATATCATTATAGATTGCAGATGCTAGTTTAAAATAATATCCCATAAGTATAAAGTAAAAAAGGCGAAGGCTTAATTGCCCTCGCCTTCAGTTTTAAGCATTTGCTTGAGTGACTGTAATTTCTTTAGCTGCTACAGCACCAGTTTCGTCCTTTACAGTAACCTTTACTAATGCACTGCGAGATTTACCAGTTCCATTATCTGTACCAGTAATACCAACCTTAGTCGTACCAGGAGTTACAGTAATCCAATCTGCTTCTGTCTCTGCATCTACCCATTTAACAGTTCCCTCTTCAATAGTAGGAGTTATTTCTTGTTTAGTACCAGCCTTTACAAGATTAATATCCTGAACTCCACTCTTAATAAAGATAGGTTTCTTCTCTGTAGTTAGAGTACCCAGCACAGCTAATGCTGCTTCGAACTCTGCAGCGATAGACTCTAGTACATAGAATACATGAGTAGTTTTAGATGTAACTTGCTGACCAACAGCAGCACCTCCGAATAGACCTCTATCTACTGTGTAGTAAATAGTATATTGGTTGTACTTCATTCCTGGGATAGGAAGTTCCTCTTGGTTTACAGCTTCAAATCTTCTAGCTTCAATAGTAGGTAATCTAAGGTCTTTTAGGATATGAGTATAAGTACCGAATCCTTCAACACTCTTAGTGATTGTACCTTCGATAACATCCTCAAATACTTCATTAGTAAGTGGGTTGTTAGCAGCTACGTTAAGTTTTTGAATCTTAGCCTCAGTGAATAATTGATATTCGTCTACTCCGTGGATTATTAGCTTATCGCTATTAACCTCAGTCTTGATATATTTGTCACCATAGAAAGCCTGAATCTTATCAATAACTCTTTTAATTTCTTTAGCAACATCAGTTGCAGCAGTAGAACCAGAAGTAATTCTGAACTCGTAAACAAAAGGCTTACCTTTGAATACGAAGTCATTAGAGTAGTATGAGTTCTGGCTTCCAGATAATCTGATGTATAACTTCAACCTATAGATACCTACGCCTGGGTTAGTAATAGTGAACTCTGCCTTACCAATAACTGGGTCAGAAGCAGTTCTCTTATACATCGCACTTACGTTCTTCTTGAGGAATTTGTTTACACGTCTTACCTCAATCTCGTCTGAACCCTTAACGATTTTATCTAAACCAGTGGTTACATCTTTCAGTGAGTTTAATACAATAGTGTTAGTGTACTGAAACATAAATTAAATTATTTTTTGGTTTGTGACTGTTGCTGAGCTGGATTTGCAATAGTCTGATTAACTGCTAAATTAGTTTGAAGCCTTGGGTCACCTGCGTTCTCCAATAATAGCTTTGCCAGCTCATTTATAATCTCTTGACACACATAATCTGGAAACTCCATGACTTGTGATGTATCTTCAACCATTTCAATCTGGTCTTGTGTTAGTCTAATTTTTTGAGGAGTCTTAATGTAATCAACAAATATATCAGTTAATTGAAATACAGAAGAATCCTTGCCATACCTAATTTCAAGTCTAACTTGAGATGGATTTCCATACCTATTAACTCCTGGCTGTTCTACTAAATCTACTGATTTACCTCCAATAGTAATTTTAGTTGGAAGTGAACCATCTGTACCAGTAGTTTGCTGAATAGTTGTGTTTGGTGATATACTTCCCTCTCCAGCAGTAAGTCTTACTGGATTAGTAGGCATTGTCGTAGCACTATTTACGTTGTGTATGAAGTAATAAGGATTTCTATAAGAGGGTTGCATATAGAAGTTCCTTATTATCTGTGACCAAAGGTCTGAGGTTAAACGCTTAGCACCAATTTGTACATAAGTACCAGCGTCATAGCACTCGTATGTCTTTACTACTTTGAAATTGCATACACAATTCAAAATATGTAAATAATCCAATGGGAGATTTACTTCATAAACAGCCCCATACAGTGAGTTAGTTTGAGAACTAACAGCAGCGTATGTATTTGTAGCCAGAGTAGGCTGGAGGATGGCAGTAGATTTTAAAACTCTAATGTCATCTGTTGATTGTTGATTTACATCATAAATGTTGTACTTCTTATTAATGTATTGGTATATCGCCTTATTTAATAAGTAGTTAAAGTCCTCAAGTAAAATACTTGGAGCAGCAGTCTTATTCATTTCAACTAATGCTCCTCTGTATACTTGTTTCGCTGTCATTTAGGTAATGTTATTTCTTAGATGCACTTTCTTCTAAGTACATATCGGGATAAGTATCTCTCTTAATAAGTTCAAGTACCTTACTGTTAGTAGGGTTCTTCATCCAAGTGATTACTGCATCGTCAGTTGCACCTAATACAATGCTATCACCATATAGATAAACCTTATTCTTAACGTATATGACATTCTTGTCTTTGGCGTCAATAAACATCAATCTCAGATTAATATCTCCACCAGTGTACAGGTCAATAATCTTCTCTGGAGATTTATGTGATATTTCAAGCAAGTAGTCTGTAATATCTGCGTCTGGTGCGTTACGCATATTCTTGCCAAGCAATCTAGCTTTAAGTGCTCTACCTTCTGCACCTTTAGGGTCACCATAGATGTAAGAGTCAGCATCATGGATAAGTTTCTTCTTAGAGATTCTCTTAGCAGTATCATATCCAGGTCTTTCTACATATAGTTCAGCTGTACCATAACGAGCACGAGCCTTACCCTCAGCTATTTCACCATCAATTAGTAAATTTCCTTTAGAGTCCCTTGCATCTCTTGATAATGCAATAAGAGGACAATGTTGTATTGAGTGCCACTCAGCAGCCTGCCATTCATCATTTAGGTTAAATGTAGTACCATCTTCAATGATGAACACTTTATTCTCAGGAATAAGTGGTTTACCTTCATTTCTATCCTTATCAGAGATAATCATATCACCCTTACTATCTACTGGTCTCACGCAATCAGGGAATCTACCAGTTCTTGGGTCCCTAACAGGATTCATGAAGTACTTCTGTCCAACTTTACCGAACACACTTCTTAAAATAATTATATCGTCTAAAACATCAGCCATATTAATTCGTATTTTTATTGTATATCATACATCATCTTTATAATGAGTATGAGAGGGACTATAGATTAGCCCCTCCCAACACATCTTGATTATATATTTTTATCACGCTTCTTTCATGATGAAGCTTCTGTATGGAGAGAATACTCCAACACCAGAATAACCCCAGTTGATTACCTTAGATGCAGCTGTAGTACTTGAAACAATACCAGAGCTTAGACCATCTAAACCACCAACACCTGGATACTTGTTAGTAATGAAGTCACCACCCTTTAATGTAAACATTTGGATAGCTGGTTCACCGCTAGTCTTATCAGCAGTAAGGTCAAGCATTAGACCAAAGCCCTTCTCAGAACCCCATTCACGAGAGAATGTTCTGTCCACCTTGAATGAAATAGTGTTACCACCTATTTCATAGCTATTGAATGTAGCACCAACGTCTACATATCCGTTAGCCTTCTTAGACCATAGATAAGTACCACAAGTTTTGAATCTTGCAAGCCACTCTGATAGGCAGCTTTGGATGTCATTCCACATCTTCTCGTTACAGATGAATACATACTTATTACCAGTTGGGTTTTCACTCTTCTCATTCATCATAGCCATAGCTGTAGTGAATGCTTCTGGAGTAAGTTTATTGTAAACATACTTAGATGCAAATCTTTCGATTTGTGGGATGATACCGTCACCAATGTAGATTGGACGACCAGTGTCAGGGTCAGAGATTGTCGGTTTACCATTCTTATCTACGTTAGTCTTATTGAATAATAGACCTTGGTTACGAACTTCCAAGAAGTTTCTTAATAGATTCTTCTCAAGGGTATCCATCTTGTACATTGTTTCCTTAACAGCACCATTGCCTTCACCCTTACCAATGCTGATAAATGTTTGCTCTAGTGGCTTGAATAGAGAAGTATAGCTGTCATCAACACGGTGTGTAGTGATGTAACCTCTATGTCTCTCAATGTTAGATTGATACTTAACATAACCCTCTTCGTGTGCCTCAGGCATAGCGTTAGATTGGAATCTTGTAGTGTCACCAATCTGGCATCCGTCTAGGTCTAGGATTGAAGAATAGTCGTTATCAATTAGTCTTACTTCAACAGTCCAATAATTATCTGCAACTCTTGTAGGTCTGGAGATAACTTGGCATTGCTGCATTGTTTTGTCAATCTTAAAAATGTCATACTTCTGGTAATAGTTCTCTTTGAAAGCCATTACGATGGTTGTACCACCTTCACCATTAGTTGCTGGAACATCTGCGAACTCAACCCTCTTGATGTAGTTGGTTTCAACTTCCCACTCGAAGTACATACTATCAATACTTCTATATTTGCTATTTGACTTAGAATCCATGTAGAAGATGTTTCTTAGAGATTCTGTCAAGTAAGAAGCAGTTAGGTTAGGGTAGAGTCTTGAAACTATACCAAGTCTAGTTGGTTTTGTGCCTAAGAACTTATAGAAATCTTCATAAGTTCTAGTTTCGCTCATTGTAGGGCGATTGGTTACGAAATTTGCTACTATCATACTTTATAATTTAAATTTAATCTAAATCATCAATTGTTAATACTTTCTTAGCAGGGGCAGCCTTACTACCTGCTGGTTTTTTGACCACTATCTTAGCTGCATTTGGAGCTTTACCTCCTTTAGCATCCTCAAATCCTTTATTATAATTGTATTTGGATGCTTCTGTAATCTTCTGTTTGTAATAATCAGAAATTTGACTAAACGCCTCCTGTCCTTTAAGTGCATACCAAACCATACCCACCAAGGTCTTAGGGTCATTCAATGCTTTAGCAATGTGTCTCACTCCTGCAACATCTGAATCTAAGATAAAGCTAGCAATTTCATTCATATCGTCCTCAGACAAGGTTAGTGAGGACTCACCCAAGTCAATGGTATCATTCTCTTGAATTGCAGCTACAATAGTATCTTCGAACTCTTGAGCAGCTTTCTCTGCTGCTAATCTTTGTTCTTCTTCCTCTTGTTGAGCTAGCAACTCTTCTTTCTTCTTATACTCGTTGCGGATACCTTGAACCTTCTTCTGATATAATACTTCGTGCTGTTTAGCTAATTCTAATTCAGCAGCAGCATCTTCGTCAGTAAGCTCTGGGATTTTAGCTTTTAAATCTATAAGATACAGTTCATCATCTGGAATGGAATCAACCTCATAGGTAGGAGTTTCTGAATCATTACTAGCTAAGTACTCTTGAATAGCTTGTTGAGCAATATATTTCTTATATTCCTCTGCACTCAGATTGTTCTCTCTTAACTCGTTAATAAGGCTAACCTCATCTTCTGCTAAACCATAATCGTCATTTGACTCATCATAATTTAGGATTTGAAGCTGCTCTTCTCTTGAAAGCTCATTAAAACTCTTCTCTTCGATTTCTCCTGTTTCACTCTCGAATTTGATAGCTTCAGGATTGATTCCTTTATCTTTTAGTAGGGCAACGATAATGTCCTCGTCTTCTGTCTCATTAGTTAGCTCATCCTCGTGAACTTCCTCGTCTTGTGGTACAGAACCATCAAGCCACGGCTTCTCATAGGTGTCCTCGTCAAACCCGGCTTCGTGAGTTACGTCTTCGTCTAATCCTACATCGTCAATGTCTAAATCCTCTAATTTCATATCCATATTATTCCCTTTTAAAGTTATTTGCAAAATTAAGGAAATTTTAGGGGTGTCCAAAATGAAATACTGAAATTCATTAATATTTGAGAACACCCCTAATTATTATCCTTGTATTGCCTTGATATAATCCAATATACCCTGTACGTGCAGGCGAGCTATAGTTGCTCTACCCTCATCTGATAGTAGGTACTCTACGTCTACCTTATTATCTTGAAACAGATTCTCTGTTAAAACTGCTGGGCATTTAGTCTCCCTACATATAGCTAGATTCTGCTTCCAATATACTTGTGTTTGTGAATATTTCCTTAGTGTTAAACCCTCTTTACGTGCTGCTTCAAACAAGCACTCTGCCAGTCTCTTACTCTTACTTGAGCTATTGTTGGAGATGAATACACTCCAACCTTTAGCGTTCATCCAATCTGCCCCGCTACCAGCAGCATTACAGTGAATCGACACCAATACAGTATTAGCTTTTCCATGTGTATCACAGTGTTGGTTTACTATTCGGCATCTTTGCATAAGTGGTACATCTACATCATCTGTAACTACCAACTCAACATTAAAGCCTTTATCAGTTAATTGTTTCTTTACCTCGTTAGCAATCTCTCTGCAATATTTATACTCCCTAAGTCTTCCGTCTGGACTTCTTTTACCTGGAGTAGACTCTCCGTGACCTGCATCTAATAGAATTATCATAGTTTACTAAATTTTAGACAAGTGTCAAGAGTTGATAATGTTATCTTCCCCTCGCTGTCAAGCTCTTGTATTCTCTTCTTTATAATTCCAAGTTGAGAATAATTAATGTCTATTTCCTTTTGTATATCTTTACTTGGATTCCATTTAATTTGACCACCATCCTCTTTATACTGTATCTCATCCTTCTCCTCATCTGTAAATCTTAGTGACTTTACTAACTCTACAATTTCAACTAAGTCACTCATATTGCCTGCTGTAGGAAGCATAGCAATTATAGTTAGCCTATCTCTAATACTTAAGTTTACAACCATAATATTACGTATGAAAATCCATAACCAATCCATCTCTTACTGTAAGATAAACGTGTCCTCTACCAGATACCTTATACGTACCAGAACGGGGAATATTTAGTTTAGGTTTACCGTCTGCCTCATAACCTTCTACAAACCCAAACCCTTCAGCATACGTTCTTTTTGTACTAAGTGAGAACCCATCGAACCATGCTGCCCATACTTCACTTTTACCTGGGTATCTAGCAGTCTTCTCTGAATTTACTGATGTAAATATTCCTGCACCCATCATAGTAAATACCATAATAGGCATAGCCCATACTCCAGTCTGGATTTTAATGCAAGTTTCCCAATCATTTCCAATCCAGCTATAATTAACAGATGCCCATCCAAGCTCTATCTTCTTGTCTGTACCACCTCCGTAGTCAAATGTTTCCCACTCTAACCTGTTACTTCCATCTTTGTTGAGCTTAAATCCCCCAATCTGTCCATCATAAGCTGTGATGTCCCAGCATTTGATGTTAGTTGCTCTAACTTTCTTGAAGTCACAATCTTGTGCCCATATGTTTCCGTATTTACTAACTGTGAAGAATGGCTGGAACTCACCATCCACTTCGTGACCAACACTTAATCCTCTTGATTGAATCCAACCATTAACGTCTAAAACTGCCTCTATGAATTGCCCATTATCATTAAATAGTCCACCTAGGGTCATAGCCTTGTTATCAGCTATATTAAACCTAAATTGGTCAGCATTCATGTAAATCTCGGTCTTGTTCCTGTAAGTAGGATTGCCATTCTCGTCTAGAATAGGTTCACCTTCAAGATTTAAAGCTGGTACTTGGTCAATAGTCCCATCTTTGTTAACTACATCCCTAATTTCTAAACCTGCATTCCTAAACTTCAATAATATACTCTCTTCTGAGAAGTCTACTATAGAAGTGCCATTATTAAGGTAGAACTCTCCAGTTAAGAATACATTCTCACCGTATAACCCAAATCCATATGGCTGTTTATTACCAAAGATTTCATTATAGATTCCATCTAGGTTTCCTACCCTTACTCTTGTTGTTTTAGTGTAAGCGTGCCTATACTTACCATCTTTTACAACTAACTCTGAGTCCTTAGTTGGATAAAGAGTGCCATAGTACTCCTTGCTCCCAATTCTGATGGGAGTTATATAATCTACATTACTAGGGGGCTGGTTCTCTTGCAGATAGTAATTATACTTTATTCCATTATACTTAAACGTGGTACCATCTTGCCTATATATATACTCGTGTCTCCTATAGATTGGAATATCATACAGTACTGAGTAGTCAGGTCTATTTAGACCACTAATTACGTCAATAAACGGACCATCATCATCACATGAGGTTAAATAGATAGCATTTTGTCTTTGCACATCATAAATGTTGCCCATCTGAATCATATCATCACCAGGGGCTATATCATCTACTCTAGCTTCTGTGGTTTTAGATGAGGAGTTCGATTCCAGTCTACCCGTGATTGGATTATAACTCTTCTCAGTCTTAGTATACTGAGTAGTATTATATTCTTCTTTATAATCCTTAACTGAACCATTCTCGTTATAATGTATCTCAGTATACTTATCGAATACTGAAACTGCTTTCTGAACTATAAACTGTCTTGTCCCTATTTGTGTTAGTACTATAGCATCATAGTACTTTATGTTGCCATTAGTATATTTTTGACATCTAATAATGTCGCCAGCCTTGAACATTGGATATTCATCATCATCAGTATTTACAATCCACAAATTAGGCACTGTAGCTGTAGGTACGTACCCATTATCAAACTCTGAGTTTGATTCCTGTATGGCAGAGTTTATTATAGATGTTTCAAGAGCGAAATACTTGTAGTAAGGATATATTTGGAATATATACCTACGTGCCTCCCCTTGTGAGGTAGCCTGCTCATATAAGTCCGTGTATAACTTACCAGAAGTTGGCTCAATACCCTTAGGTATCATAAATAACGGAAACTTTTTATCAAAAGTATCTCTATACTCCCATTCTATAGGTTCTGTACCTTCATCCCATTGTCCTTCATTACCTCCCCATTTAGTTACTACTATCTCTTTACTAATGTAATATAAACTTATGCAACTGAGAAGTGCTGTGTGATTTGCATCACCACTAGATGATGTTAATAAAGCTTCATCATACAATGTTTGCATTCCCTTAAATAGAGGATTATTAACTAAACCCACAGGGTCCTTTACATGTATAATAAACTTATAGTTTACGAATGCCTTACTATTCCTATTTATCTCACTTGGTCCTGATAGCTCAGAAGTTAGCGAGATTGTACTCTCGATATTTGTCCCATTACTAGGAATTGGTAAATAGTATGTATTGCTCTTGATAATCTTAAGAGCTGCGTCTTTATTTTCTGCTGAGCCTGTCCAGGATGCAATACTCCTTAGTTCTTTATCAGTTAATATAGTGGGTTGCACAGCAGACTCACATTTACTGGAATTACTAACCCATATACTTCCATTAGTAGCACTAATCTTGTTGATTACCATCTCATATACTTTCATAGCCTTGCGAACTACAAGATAGTCAATGGTTAACGTATTAGTGTCTGCGTCAAGTCTCCAACCATAGCCACCAAACCCTGATGCAAACTCTGGGGAGGTAATACTTCTACTTGTTACTAAATCTCCATACATTCGGACATTCTCCTTAAAAGTCCAGTTATTCTCTGACACACCTTTGCCCTTAAATGTCCAATTACCTGTAATGTATTCATCTACTTTCTTCTTAGCCAAATCATCTGCGGAGTAACCACCTATAAATTCGGCATTTAGATTGTTTACCAACTTAGAAGAAGCCACTATTAAAGGAGGACCAACAGTGTTAATTTCTAACTGTCCTGTCATTGTGTCTCCCTTACGCCTTACATATCCATCACCAGCACCTTCTGCTGCCTCTATTAGGGCTACATATCTCTCATCATAAGAAATATATAGGGTAGTTGTAAGTGTATTATAAATGAAGAATCCATCTCCAGGATACTCCATCTGCTCCATCTCAAGTAAGCTCCCAACTATAATAGTCTGGCTTTTAATTTCTGACTCAGTAGCCTTGTCAAGTAATGCTAATACATCACTTAGAGCTCTTGAATTATTACCAGTCTTTATGTAGACCTTCCCAAGAGTTTCAAGTACTAAATCAGTGTACTTATTACCAACTATAACTTTATCACCCCCTAAGAATGACTCTGTTCTAATGTTGTCCATTGTTCGCTTTCAACGTTTTAAATATTCTCTCGAACTCATCAATGTCAGCCTCACCAAACTTAACTGGTTTACCAAATAGCTTAACGACATATCCGTCTTTAGCACGAGTCTTCATAACGTCACGTAGCGCATTTCCAAATAAATCTATGTTTATATTACCACCCTTATCGAGGAATGGTTCCAAATACATTCCATACTTGTCCTCCATGTTATTAACTACGTAAGTTATGAGAGCATCAGTACCTATTGTGTTTATGCCGAATAAGTTACCTACCAAGTTTTTAGTGAATGTGTTTGCTGCTTGAAATATCAATTCCTTGTCACTCATTATTTAGCTGTTTTATTCATCATGAGTTCATCAAATCTCTTCTTCATCTCTGGGTCACTTTCCATTAATTCTAATAATGTGTTAACCTTTTCTTCTTTTGCCTTAATCTGAGATTGTATAAACTCCTTACTCTTTCTAATAGTAGCTAATAGATTCTCAGCTGCTACTTTACCATCAGGGGAGTTTACATATTCCGCACTAAACTTAGTACCTAAGAATGCCATGAATCCTGCTTCATAGGTCTGTTTAGCCATTTGATACTCTTGTGTTTTAGCCAATACGTTCTGCTCATCAACAGACAACGACCCAACCTCCCTGTTTATTTCATCAAGGATGGGTTGAGTCTTCTGTTGTGCTTGCTGAGCTTGTTGCATTACTTGTAATTGTTGCAGGTACTGGTTCTGTAAGTCAGTATAATTACTGCCAAAAGGTTGTCCAAATAAGCTCATGTTATGGGATTATTATGCTGCTGCTGGAATCTGTATCTCGAATACTGAGTATGCACAATTACCTTTAACTGGTAATGATGTTGGTAACTCATCTAAGATAGCTTGATTAACAATACTAACTCCGTTAGGAATTATTACATCAATAACCTTATTAACTTCTGGAACAAGTGTAGTTATTGTTTCACTTGTTGCTGGAGAAGATAGTATAGTTGATGTCTCTTCTGTAGCTAATCTCACATTTCCCTTACAATCAGTGTACTGTATATTATGTATAATATCAAACTTAGTAACTTGCATGTAAGAAGCTGCACCTGTTGTAGCTGTGTTTACTGCATTCCAGTTAGAAGCAGCTTGACCAGCGTACATACCTGTGCCATATTGTGTGAATGGACTACAGTATAGTGGAGAAATACTAGGAACTGGAGCACATAGGTCACTATAAGCATATTTCAGCTGTCCAGTAATCTTGTGGTCTAGTTGTCTCTGTAAATCACCAGCAGCAACTAATAGTTGTTTCTCTGACTTGCAGCAGCAGTTATCTGAATATCTTTCAGCATTAACCTTGTTAAGTTCGAACATTAGAGGTAGAGCAGCAGCAGTTGCAGCTTCCTTCTTCTCTAACTCAACTAAACGTGTGTTAAGTCTCTCGAAGATTTCTGACTTCTCTTGTACGTCTTGCTCTCTCCTCTTGTAAAGTTCATCACATAGTCTCATGTTCTGAGCATTATCACGAGTGATTATATCAACGTACATTCCACTCTTCTCTTTTAGGTCCTCTACTCTACCCTTCCAGATTTGGTTTGTTAGAATTTGTGTTTCGTTTCCAATTCTTTCGTTAGTAGCTAAGTTCCTACCATTGATGTAAGTGTATAGGTCAATATCATCTTGCATAGACTGTACTCTGTTGTTCCAAGCTAGATTCTGAGAAGCCTCTCCTTGAACCATAGCCATAGTCTTTGCCTGTTCAGCTTGCTGCATAGCACAACAGTTGTTGTTTCCTCCGAAGAGTCCACCTAATATACCGCCGTTACCACCACAGCCGCAGCCATTGTTACCTGTAAAAGCTCCAAGTGCTGTTCCAATAATACCTAGAGTCAGAGCTGCATTGGTTTTACCTTTCTTACCAAATTTATCCTCTGCCTCTTGCATTGTTAAAAATTCTGCCATAATTTGTTGTGTTTTATACCCAATCTGTTAAGCGCGCTTCTTTAATTTTCATAGTGCAAAGTTAATGATTCTTAAAGGTCATACCAAAGAAATATTGTTAATCAATGTTAACTACAAAATAATTGTATTAAAATATTCAAAAATCATTCCTATGATATAACTAGCTTATATAATTGGCTATAGCCATTCAGCAGGTACTAATCTAGATTCTAATTTGTCAGCATTGGTGATGTTAGCCTTCTTAACCCCAGTTAAATATCCAGATACTACATTTAATACTGGATAAGATGGTGACGGGAACAGTGGTACAGAACCCTTCATCTTGGTGCAGTAATAGAACATATTATTGATACTATTAATATTGTAACAATTACCTAGCAACTCCTCAGAAATTAGTAGTAGACCCCTATCTCCACCATCAACATCAAGAACTGCAAACAAGTTTGAAGCATCTGAAATTCTATTATTATTCTTAAATGTGTTTACAAAGTCAAACTGAGGATATACCTCTGCTGTACCCTGAGCATTATATGCCCTGTTATCGAACTTACAGTTTGACCAACATCCAGAAATTACAGTTAAAAGTGTGTTACTCTCAAACATGTCTGCGTTAATATCTACGCCTACAGGGATTGTAGTAGTCATAAAGACGTCCTTTAGGGTAGTTAGAGCTTTACAGTACTTAAACATTCCAGGGGGATACATAATACCTCTAGTGAATGTAGTGCCCTGCAGACCTACGTAAGCATCAAAGTTAGTATCCTTAAATACCGATTCCATTACTTGAGTGTCAGTTAATGAATCAAACAATTTAGCTGGAATTCTACCCTGAAGGCCCTCTATTTTGGTCCCTTTTACCACTGACTTATCACCAGTAGATGAGTTAGTCTCTATAACGTTCTCCTTCCATGTCAATCCATCAAGCACTCCACTTAATGTACAATCTTTACTACAATATCTAAATAAATCTGTAGGTATCATATAATTCTGCCTTGAATCTATATACCTACCATTAGCTTCATGCTGCTCAATAGCTAGCTTCTGCTGAGCATCATATTTAAAATATTTTTCAGCTAGTCTAGCCTTTACATCAGCCAGCCCAGGTTCAGAGCTACTAGCCCCTTCCCAGCCATAACCGTCCAAGTACCATACGTCAAATGCTTGCTCTCCTGGATTGTAATCCGGACTACTAGAGTCTTCATTCCTATCGTAGTTATATGATTTCTTTAGATTACTTACATCTAACTTAAATGATACTCTACTTCCAGGTACACTGATTATATGGTCATTCCAAGATGTGGTAGTACCACCCCCATGAAGTATGATACTAGTGTCCACAGTTCTAGTAATATCATAGCCTAAACACCAACAACCTGCAAATACACTAGTCATTTTAGTTATAGTTCTATTAATAGACTTAGTGCCATCAGCATTAGTCTTAGACATAAAGAACAATCTGTATGGTATAGTACCAAATAATCCACTATTTTCGAATGCGGATGATACATCAGTTAGATTACAGTTCTTAAAACCTTCTCCAACTAATTTTATCTTTAAATTATGACAATCCTTAAACAACCCTCTGATAATTTGTAGATTACTACAATCATCAAACATTCCAGCTGGTGGAAATATGTATTCTTCCTTATTGTTATCTAAGTTTTCTATTCCACTAAAGAAGGCTTCTACGCTAGTCATTCTAACACATCCCTTGAATATATCTACTGGTATCTTTTGGGCAGCTGTGGTAGCTAAGCATAGAGTTCCCTTAAATATACCTATAGCTTGAAGTAAGGTCCCTCCGAGCCTTGTTAGACATCTACCCATAGTAGACAAATCTATCATTAGTTCTTTAGTTCCACCGCTGCCATCGAAAGGATATTGTATAGAACTAAAATCGGGAATATGATAGGTGTTAGAATTACTAACTACTGTGTCAGTAATCCCTCCAAATACATTAGGTTTTAATTCCCCTACCAGACTTACTCCACTATATACAGTATTATCTAATACCATAGCCCTAACTGGTTTATCAAGAACATGGAACAATAGACTAGTCTCCCCCACGTTATCTATCTTCATTCTAACTTTACCACACCCCATAAACATACCCTTGGGGTAAGTTGCCACAAGGTTTCTAAGATTGGTAAAGAATGTTTCAGAACTTAAAGTGCCCTCCCTTATAACTGACGCTCTTGTATCCTCACATGTTTTAAGTTGCGTACAATTTCTAAACATGTAATCTACTTTTGCAAGTGTAGAATACGAAGTGGTACCATTGTATACTATAGGTGCAAAGGCATTGTTATCTATCCACTCCACCCCTGTTGAGTCAAATGCACCTTCCGCGTCAGTTACAGTTGGTATAAAGTCTAAAATACCCCAAGTAGAATCTTTAGTAGGACTATAGTCAGCCGTTCTCGAATAGAATATACCATTTAACTGAGTTTGAGTAAATATCTCTCTAATACTAGTAACCCTTGGACAATACCTAAATATGTCATACCACAGTACACCGTTTATACCTACACATCCCCTAAACATTCCCTCCAATGAGGCTAAATGAGGTGTTAGTCTAACCATCAAATACTTAAAGTCATCGTAGGACAGCATACTACAGTTTTCAAAACAATAGCAACCATCTAACATGGTATCACTAAACGATATATTAGTCACATTATCTCCCTCTAAGAATACATCGGTGCCATACATATTATACGTGGCTCGGTCATTCATGAAAAACATGTTACATCCTCTGAACGTCTCTCTTCCTAATAGAACTAAGTGACCATATACTCTTGATAATGTGGTACAATCTCTAAACGCCCCAGATGGCAGTTCAATAGGATTGTTCTTATTGTTAGTACACTTAATGGCTTTAAGTTCCTTACAGCTAGCAGCTTGTATAGAACCCAAGTCTGGGAAATTAGATAAATTTAAGTAGTCAAATTCACTATCATTATACTTCAATGTTTTTATACTAGTCCTACTTATATTAAGTCTTTTTAGACTAGTAAAGTAAGGTTGTCCATTTACAAACAGTGAAGGTAGTACAATATCTGTAGACTTAGTGTTACTCAAGTCTAAATCTTCTAGGTTCCACGCCCCAGTCAGCTCTAGCTTTAGGCTTGGATTATTCTGCCCAGATACACTAAATACCTTTAATCCAGGACAGTTATCTATAAGAACATGTGCTAATGGACTTACTGAGTTGTTTATTGATACATAATCAATACTTAAGTTAGACATAGACGTACAATTTCTAATAGTTATGGACTGCACATTAACTGGAATTGCCAATGTCTTCAGGGCTGGGCAGTTATCAATAACAATTTTAGTTAACTTGTCACAGTTATCAATTAGCAGTGTTTCTAAGAATGATTGATTAGCTAAGTTTAAAGAGGTGATATTAGTACCACTAAGGTTGTACTTCTTTAATACAGCTGAATCAGGTAGAGTCACCTTTGTAATTGTAGAATATGATATGTCAAGTTCTTGTATCTTCTCACACCCACTTAAGTCTAATGTGTATGCTGAAGCAGTAGAACCAATGAGTTTAACTCTACTTAGATTTAACTTCTTAATGTTCTTTAAACCTATATCGTTAGCCTTATTATATACTCCACCCTGGAAGAAGAAGGCAGCATCCACATTACTTAGTCCACTTAAATCTAACTCTTGTAACATAGGTAGATTAATATTATCCAAACCTGTCCAAGGATAACTCTTAAACTTAGTAAAATCAGTAATGTACTTGTTAGCATACATATATACTACTGTTTCACCAGTAGGCATAGGTAGTATAACTGGTGTTGGAGTGTCCGTAATCCAGAATGCACCAGTAGTCTTATCATGTGAATAGTGATAAAGTATTTGACTACTTGCAGTAATATCAGTACTGAATCTAACTTCAGTAGCAGAACCAGTGGCTTTGTTAGAAGCCCATAGACCAGTAATGGGTGATTCAATAGTAGTAGGTAATAGGTTAGTATTATCCTTGTAACCATATACTCCGTCTAAGAACATGATTCTCTTTCTGAACCAATCCTTAACGTGCATCACACGATTACCATGTAAGAACTTCAGCTGACTAAAGTCTGTACTATCTTCATACTTACCAGTATTTGGGTCATATGTCTTAGATATAGCAAGATACTTAATCTTATAGTCATAGTTGAACATGATAGAACCTGTCTTCTCGGTATATGACTGATAGTAATCCTTAATGAATTTATCAGGGTCAGGGAATAAGTTAGTTCTTAGATTCACGTATAATGATTCTAGGCTAGTTCTACTCTCCGTACTACCACTGTCTATGCCAGCTAAGTTTTCAAGTACTTCCCATATTCTATTCCACCATGAAGCAAAGTATTGCTTATAACTATCAGTAGACACATAGTTCTTCTCTTGAGTATACTGAGTAATACCAGTATCTTGTGAAGCAATATTATACCATCTATGTAAGTGTGCCCAATATTCTACAATATCCTGTCCAGCATTGTTAAGTCCGAATGCTGTATCCATATCATAGAAGCAACAATACCACACGTCAGTACCCCAACTACGAATAGTTAAGTTCTTACACATGGAGTCCACACAACCAAATAGTAATGCAATCATAAAGTAAGCACAAGCATTATCCCAGTTTAGATGCTGGTCACAAGCACTAAAGTTATAATAAGCATTCTTATCCAAATCATAGAACTCTCCAGGAATAGGTTTAGTTGGAGTTTGTCCAGCATCATCCATTGTATATTTCTGGATACGAGTAAGAGCCATATTAGCCATTTGGTTATAAAACTTCTGTACTTGATTATATCCGATTGCCTCATCCCTAGATGTGTACATTACATCACCCATAAACTGTACAATCTTCATATCATCCTGTTGGAATGCACCTTGAGCAGAAGAGTTCTGGTTTATTTCAATAGAGTATACTCCATTGCTAACACCAGTATTCCACTTACTAGCATCTTCCGTATAATCAGTTACTAATGTTGGTCCGTCTTGGTTTACCTTAGTATAATCAAGAAGCAATTTTAATCCAAGATTAAAGAAAGCATATCTACCTAGATTGAAGTTGTAGATACCACAGAATTTAGGCTGCTTGATAATACCATCAGCATCAGGAGCATATCTGATGAATAGTAACACTGGGAAACCTTCAGAAGTATGTTTAATTTTACCTCTAATAGCATTAGCCTTATCAGCATCACCTCCCCAAACATCATTACCTAATGACATAGGTGGTGTAGCACTAAATGGAGTAATAGATTGTCCAGAAGAGTTCTTAGCCCTACCATTAACAATCTGACCAATTACTACGTTATTAACGTGAGCAGAGTCTACTACGTCAGCCTTTAATGTAAATTCGTTCTCTGGCAACCAATCATCAGTAGGTTGGAATAACATCTTCTTACCAGTCTGGTCTACATCTCCCATATAAATCTCAAAGTTCTTAGCGTTATAAGATAGAGAAGATGTACCCTGTAGACCAATAGTAACACCATTACCTTCAGATACACCACTGGGAGTACTAATAACTACCTTACCTTTACTATCTTGATAAGTGATTTTAACTGGGAACTTAGTACCCATTACTTCTACCTTGTCAGATGCAGAGAAGATAGCTGTTGAGTATGGTTCAAATAATGTTGGACTATTAGATGTTTCTTCTACTAATACAATGGGGTATGGAGTATTAATCTCCATTTGTTCTACAAGTTTTGAGTATAATAACTCACCAGTTAGAAATCCTCCTTTGCCACCATCTAGTGTCTTATCCCAAATTAAACAGTTGCCTGCACTATCGAATAGGTTCTTAGTTCTTAACTCAGCATCTAATGATGCGTCAATCTGACCTCTTACAAGCCTTGCTTGTTCAGTAGCAGATATGTAGTTTTGAACAATAGCATATTCACTCTGTGAAGATGTATAAATCTTAATATCGTAGATATTGACATCGGAGAATCTACTTCTTACTCCGTTATCATTTCTACATCCGAAATAGAAGTCAGTACCAAACATCCAGTCAATGTCAGATTGGAGTACTCTACTTACAGCAGATAGTACACCATTAACATAGATTTTAAAGTACCAAGCATTTCCAGACAGTAATGATACATCTAGGTCTACAGTAAGTAGTTCATTCTGTGGTAACTTAACTGTAAGGGTATCAGCAGAACCAATCTTACATACAGCCTTCTCTAGTGTTACTTCATAACCTGTCTTTAGTTCTCCATCCTCATACTGACCTATACCACATACTACTTCCTCTGGATAAGAAGAAGCATCTGCCTTATATGTACATGAGATATGGAATCCCATAGGTTGGAAGAATGATACACCAGCACTAACATCAACAGCGGGGAACATTTGGTCAGCTACTTCGAGATAACCATAGGCTTCACCACTCAACCTTGTTGCAGGTATTTGATTTACACCATCACTATCTTGTAAGAAACCACTAGTCTTACCATTTACACCTTTCAGAGTAAAGTTTACACCATCTTGGAACTTAGATGCAAATGCACCCTCATAGATAAACTCTCCACCACTCTTGATAGGATAGTTCCAAGTACCAGTAGCTGTATTGGGAAATCCCGTAATTTTACTGAAGTATGCCAGCAATGTGTGCATATCATTATTAGCATATAACTCTGTACTTACACTCTCTACTATTCTACAAGTAACTGTCTTAGTATACTGGGCAGAAGTATCACCAGGGTCATTTACTGCATATCCAAATAGAGTAATTCTTAAATACTCGTCAGCCTTATTAACAGATAAGTTTACTGTACTATATACGAACCTATTAGTTTCACTCTTATTGATGTTCTTAATTGTACCTATATCAAGTAATGACACTTCACCACTTCCATTCATTAAATGGATTTTATAATCCATATTGAATGTACTATACTTACTAAGACCATAACTAAAGTAATAGCTAAATCCTAATTGAGAACCCTGACCATACTGAGTTAAATCCTCAATAGTTTCACCAGGATTAGAAGAAGGAGTAAACTCTGTAATATCCTCAGTTACAATAACTAGGTTATTGCTGTCTGCCACAGTAACATCGAACTTAATTTGCTCAGATGATAATATCTCACCATTAAGAGTAGTACTAGCTTGTGCTACAAAGTAGAATCTCTGTCCAGCCTTAGGATTGAAATGCTCGCTCTCAAATAATAACTTACGAGCATCATAACTTAATGCACGAATAGCTGTAGTAATGTTACTCACTCTGGCGACTTCAATGCCATTGATAGTCATCCAGAACTCTGCTGGACTTTGCAAGATATTATTAGTTACTGTATAGTTAAGAGACACTTCTGCAACACCACCCATGTACATAGTTTTAGGTGGTATAGATTGAATCTCCAAAGAGATAGCTCCAGCTACAATCTTAACATAGGTAGGAGTAGCATAGGTGTTCTCACTATCATAAGCGGATAGTTCCACGTCAGTAGTTCCAGATAATCCAGTAATGGTAATATCTGTCCTTGCCATAGAATACTTCTTCCATGTTCCTAATGTTCTATTAGTAGCTAAATCTTTAGCAATTACAGTGAATGACTTTTTAACACCGCCACTCTTAATTAAGATATTAAGTGTAACAGTATTAGTAGCTGTATAGACTGTACTACCTTCAGCTACATCAATGGTGTATTCGGAGCCATCTCCTCCACCGCCTCCACCGCCTCCACCCCCGATTGCACCATTAAGGTACACCCAGGCTAGGTTTTGTTCTAACTTAGTCATTCTATTATCTAGCTTTGTAAAGCCATTGTCAATAGAAACTGATTCCCCAGCTTCATTTAAGAAGCCAGGGTTTGTCAGTTCCAATTCTGAAGCATTAGAAGCACCGTCGATTACCCATCTTCCAGTTACTTCATCATAATGTTTTATTTTCATTGTAATGTCTTTTCAATTACTATGTTGTTGCTTGGATTAGTAGAGCCATTACCTCCAACTTTCTTCAAGTCAGTATAAGCTATAGGTACATTGTACTTATAAGCCCAAACCTTAGTATTATCCTTCAACTGTAGTTTATAAGATTTACCAAGTATTCTTTCTCTTGAAGCTGTTGTCGTAGATGGAGTTTCAACCTCATCACCAGTTCCCACATTCCATATAATGTAGTTAGGATACTGTTGGGCACTGTTAACTTTAACTGTGGCAGTATTAGTAGTTGGATTCTCCATCTGACTAGATACAGGATAATACTCTAATAGCCAAGGTATATTCTTAGCAGGTAACTCTTTATTAGAAGTTAACTTATAGCCAGTTGCTTGGCACATTACATATCTTACATAATTCAAGCTAGCATCAGTAGAGATTTGAACGCATTGTCTTTCTCTGTCTGGTAAACTAGTGTACCATGAAGGAGTTAAAGAAGCATCATAAACGATAGGTTCCATTGTCCTACTTGGATTCTCCCTTATGTATCTTGAATTTGCATATGTATGCTTATGTCCACATAGACACAACTTGAAGGCGTTGTCTTGTAGCCATTGACTAAACCAATAATTACCAACTGTATTTAAGTGACTACCACCTCTCTTGATGTTCTGGTCTTTCTCATAAGTACCCTCAGAAGTCTTCTTTAAGTAGCTCATAATTAGGTCAGCGGTAATAATAGTGAACGGAGCTTCATGGCAGAATGCAACCTTCCACTTAATCTTGGCATCAGATGCATGTTGTGCTAAATCAGCAGTAGCCCAACTTTTTAAGTCATTATATACATTCACACCAGTTATATCTCCGAACACGTCTGTCCTCGCTAATTCAGTGATTTCAGAGTTCATAGACAAGAAATAGGTGTTACCATATACGAAACTATAGCAGCAGGGTATGTACACTCCAGCAGACGAAATGGGTACTGTATAAGGGTGTTCAAATGTAAAGAAAAATTCTACATTGGCTGGGTTAGTTTTACTTTTATCTTCCCCATCCCCTAACGTGTACACATCTACAGGTGTTAAATCATTGTTGCCTACTGAGTACATCTGTTCTGTATCTCTATAGATAACATCTCCTCCCTTGTAATAGTCAATCCATTCATTAAATCTATTACCATTCTGAGTTTGGTCTCCAGTATTTAAACACCATTCATATGGATTCTCAGCTTTGTCAGAGTTGATATACTCTGCACTAACTCTCCACATTTCATACTCTTCTGCATTGAAACCTTGTTGGTCACTTACTTGTAGGAAGTTAAATCCTCTTTCAATAACCTTGTCTCTATTTCTAAGAGTGAATGACCTTTCCTCAGTCCATGCTCTGTCTCTTCCTACCTTGTAATAATACTTCTGAGTATCAGTGGGTTCGTCGAAGTCCTTAATGAACTTATGAACTGTAAATGGTGTACCATCTGTAGTTATACTTCTAATCCTATTGTATATTTTATTAGTCCAATTCTTGTGGCTGGCAGGTCTGTTAGGATTCTGGCTAATGCCTTCTGTATTGAAGTCTTCTTTCTTGAAAGACTCAAACTTATTCTCTGGAGTATATTCTTCCCCATCTTTCCTTATCCAGATATATTCATCATAATATCCAACTGATACCCAGTTAAAGCATCTAGTCTTATGTGCGTCATGTCCTAATGTACAAGTAACAATGTTAGGAGCACCTTCAACTAATAGATGTTTATTGAAGAATATATTCTTATTTTGTGATGAGTTCTTAGGAGTGTACTCTTGAATATCAATAGCAGGGTTAATCTTATCCATATTGATGTAAGTCCAGTCCTTAACATTACTCCTAGCACTCAGAGCCTTAGTAGCTTGCTTAACTGGGTCCATATTATAGTAACGCATTAATAATACATTACTTCCCTTAGTAGCTATAGGAGATGCTTCACATGGCATTGACTTATCATTGTAGTTACCTATTCCGACTAAATCTACATACCATTTAATCACTCCATTAGTAGTCCAAGGTGCTGTACTATTCATAACAGTAGTCTTGAAGTAATCTGTTGTTTCCTCACTACTAATGTAGAATGCACAGTCGTAACTAAATTTGATGCAGTTATCTTTGCTAGACCAAATACTATGAGCTTGAACTCCAGCACCTTCATCCACAGCAATCTCAAGCCTTGTATTATTAAGAGTGTCATCTTTAGTCCAATACATATCAGGTTCACCAACTCTAATTAGTGTAGTATTGATGTTCTCTACTGAGCATTGAGCACCCTTAATCAAGAATGTGCCTTGAGATTTAAGAGTACCAATTAGAGGTAATGTAACCCAATCTCCACTATTCCTTTCTGTGTAATGTAAGTATAATCCTTTTAGATTTAAGTCCTTCTTACCTAGGTTACATAGTTCTACGAAATTGTGAGATACTGGATTATAATCCTTATCCTCAGATGTTCCTCCACAATATACCATATTAACATATATCTTTGGAGAGTCTTTAGAACCAACTTCCTCTGGAATAATTGGGAAATAAGGAGTAGTATAATAAATTCCAGTACCTTGAGTCTGAGCATTACCAGCTAAAGTATTCTTATCTAATCTATAATCATGTATATCTAACTTGCCATCCTTAACCTGAATAAGGAATGTATTCTCTTTATTCGTCATGTCAGCGAACTCAATACCAATAATCTTGGTTTTAGCTCCACTACCACTTCCAATGACTTCGGTTAATATTCCATCCATTGTCTCTGGGTCTGGTCCAGGTCCTGGGTCTTCTCCACCACCTGTGCTACCTATTTTAATTAATTTATATGTCTTAGGGTCTTTAATCCATAATGTCTGAGTATCATAACACCATAACAATTCTTTCGGTAGGAAATCACCCTTATTAGCCTGCATTTCTGCATACGTACCACTTTTAATACATATATGCTTGGCATTAGGTAAATACTCTTCATACTCAGTAGGTTCAGGTGAATCAGCAAGAACTATATCCTTATTAGCCTCTTGAGTGGCATTATCCTCTTCCTCTGAAGTACCGTAATTAGGCTCCTCATTAGGCATACCATCGTAAGCATATCTCTGATTGTTGGTAAAATCACCCGAATCTATCTGGCAGTTAAATGCAAACTCTAGCTTCCGTACCTTGTCTTGCAGTACTGATATAACTTTCAATAGGTCTTGAATTACAGTACTACTTGTCATATGTTCTTTATTCTCAGAAGTATCTATCCAAATACCTCCTTTATCTTCAGGTGGTGCATCCTGTATGTAGATTTTGGAGAAGGATTCCCAAACGAATCCATTAAAGTAACGTATTTCATTAATATCATTAACGAATACTATTTGTCCTTTAATTCTAAGGTCGTCTCTATCAAGTAGTTCCTCTAAGGTCTCAACTACTACAATAGACATTCCTCCACCTCCTCCACCTCCACCTCCTTGTACTTTCCATACATTCCACACCCCACTATAGAATTGATACATATGGTTGTCGTCAGGTGAATTTTTAACGTAACACAGCATACCTTCCTTTAGCTTATTAGTACTAAGGAAGGCTTCCATATCACTCATATTGGTAACTTGGATGTAACCACCACGTAAGTCATTAACATCTGCTAACGGAAAGTTAGCATTGTTCTTGGGTTTTAATTGACCAATTACCTCAATATATTCATTCATGTGTATAAAAAAATAAAGGGCTGTGTTATTCACAGCCCTTATTTGTACTTATTCTACAAACAAGCTGTAGATTATTTCAAGAAAATCAGCAGCCTTTAGTTTAGTGCCATTAATTTCTACATCATTACCTGAATTTACGTCCACAAGCTCAAAATACTCTTCCTCGGTGAATTTACCATCCCAATCTAACTCTTCATTACTCTTTTCAGTAAGATAGGTGTCATAGCCATCCTTGATGTCAGCATTCCACTGGTTTAGTTGCGCTGCTTCTTCCTCGTTCTTTCCCTCTTTGGCAGCAAGAGCATCATAACCCTTTGGTTTAAGATTCTCCACGATAGACTTTAAATCTCTCTCAAAAGCTGACTTAATTTTTGATAACTCAAGTCTCATCGACATAACCTTTACCTTTAAAGTTTTAGGTAGCTCAGCGTCGTCAGACTTTAATAGAATCTTACTAATAAAATTGTGTTTTACGAATGCATCATTTAACGTCATATTCATTATACATTTTTAAGTTCTACCACAGTAGCATCTAATAGTGCCACTGCCTTACCATCTATACCATTAGGGATACTACTCACACTTTGTGAGAAGTCTCCTTCCATCTCAAAGTAAGAGAAGTTGCCAGCATAATTGTCGTCTAATGTAAAGAACTGACCATTGAAATTGGTTATTCTCTTAGTTGCATCAAATGTAACATCTCCTACTAGTTTTAGGTCACTAGTTTCGTTGGATACGTTGTAAATTTCTCTCTTGTTACTTAATTGTATCATAATTTATATTATTTAGTCTGTCATTTAATACTTGTACAAATATACAAACAAATACCTGAACTACAAAAGAATTTTAAGTAAATAAAGTTAAATTTGTATAAGTGCCTGATATTATAACTTTCTTAAGAATCTCACTGCCCTATACTTGGGTATTAATGTGAAATAAGCGTATGTGCTACTATTATAGTTGTATCCAGTTGAGTTACACTTACTACCTGTTCTAAATATACCCTGGTGGGTACTTTCTCCAGAGTCGTGACCTCTATTATGATTACCATTCAGGCTGGAAATTTTCTTAAATTCTCCATCAGATGAACTCTCAGTATATGTACCGCCCCAATAGTTATTAGTACCATTAACAAATCTATGATAGTGGTTTGGTAAATAATCGCCATCGACTGTTACATAATCGTTACCACCAATAGTATTAACCCCAGCACTGTACGTATTATTAACACTCGTACCCCATCCTGGATGTCTTGCAGTACCTGCACCCATGGGAAATCTACCATCAAATAATGATGTAATGTCTTCCCATCCAGATGGAATATTATCACCCAGCCACATAATGATTGTACCACTAGGTATAGCGTTAGCTACGTCCTCAGTAGTAGCTAGTGCTTTCCAGCTTTGCCACCCAGAGTTATATCTTCTTGTATAGGTTCTATCATCCCACATGTTTTGTACTATCTGGAAACCATAAGCCTGGTCACCAGGATTAGAACCGATAGTGATACCATTACTATATCCAGCACTACTGTTATTAGCCTGACCAATATTCCAAGAATAGAATACCTTAGCACCATATCCTGGATGAGAGCCATCTGGACTTGCAGAATGCCCAGATAGCATATTAGCTCTTTCAGTTGAATCAGCTACAGTAGCTCTATCAGCTTTAGATGCTATAGCACATGTTCCTACTCTACTACTAGCTTCTTGCTCCCATTCATTATTTAGTCTACTGGTTCTTGGTGCTACATAGTCAGGGTATGTACTATCTCCAATATTAGTATTACTTGAATAGACAGAGAATGAACGTCCGTCGGTAGTCCTGTACTGATAATTAGCTCCACCTCTCATATATAGTACTAGTGCACTTCTGTTATTTCTTTGTTCAAGACCATAACAAGGGTCATCATTAGCAAAAGAATATGAATGTCTATATATTCTTAAATACCAAGATATAGTTCCCCAACCTCCACCAATCCAGTCGAAATCAAATTGGAATGAAAAACCACCACCATGTGTAGACCATGAAGGTACATTAGATGACAGAGCATTACAGAATGTTACTCTTACTGGAGTACTATTTTGAGGACTTGCATGCATTACACAAGGATACCATGTATTAGAATCTAAATGTGTTAATGATAGAGTTTGTTGACTATTAGCATTAACATAATTAGCTGTTACATTACCGTTATGTACACCGTCTAATAAGTCAGCGTTAAGATTTGTCCACAGTCCTGAACCACTTACAAAGTGGTTGGAACCGTTATATCCAAACTGATAACCACTTTTGCCCAACTTAATCATACCTGCACTATTATTAGTAGTACCCATTATACCTATGGTATTAACCATATTGCAATCTCCAATATAACAATCATCACCTACCAACAATCCACTATATGTACCATTCAACCCAGCTGATTGTATAGTTAATCTACCTGTCATAGTATCTCCTGTAACATTGACATACGCAGAATCATGGTTATGTGTGCTTAGTGATATAGGTATATCATCTACGGCAAACTGACCATCACTTCTCATACCAAATCTCTTAGCATACCTATTACCCCAGTGAAATGTTATTGCAGGAGAATAACCCCATGCAGATTGAGTATTAGTAACCAATCCTAGCTCCCTAATTTGTATAGCACCACCATAGGTATCTGTACCCCATGATGCCCAATTCATCTGAGCACTCTTAGAACCACCTACTTGTGAATTGATTTCATCCTTGAATGCTAGTATTCTGTTATAAGAAGAACCTCCATACACATTACCTGCCACGTAGACATTTTTGTTAAACCAGTGTCCAGAACTAGCATTAGTATTATGATGTGTGTACGCACCATTATCATTACTAATGGATGAGGTAACTCCATTCATAACCCATGACAATCTACCTGTCATAGTATCTCCAGCTTTATTAACTTTAGTATTGGGGTCGAAGTTAGCTGAGTTCCATATAGTATATACGCTTCCCCAAGTTCCATTAGCTCTAGACTTCATGTAAAGGTTTCCACCAGTACCATAGTCATGATATATCTTACACTGATAGTTAGCGCTGTCTGAGTGCATTAATGTTACACCATAAGCACCAAGATTGTTATCTCTCCAGAATCCAGCTCTACCTAAATCATCAGAATTACCAGTCCTTTCGTTTACACCACAAGAGCCATATGTAGAATAGATGAACTGATTCAAAGCCTTATGTCCTCCATCTCCAAGTAATACATAGGCAGCTGAAGAACCACTCTTTATAAAAGCAGGTGCTGTTACTCCGTTAGACTTTATTGACATCCATTGAGTTAAAGTACTCTTTCCAGAGAATTTAAAGTACTCGTTACCATTATCACCAGTTTCAAATCCAAGATACGAATCAGCATCACTATCTCCTGTATTCTTAAAGTGAATTTTAGCATAGTCTGTGTTCCTAGACCATTGTACTACTGAATCAGTGGATATTGTAATACTACCCGTCATCGTTCCACCAGCTAAAGGTAAGAACTTACCATCAGCCCATCCTGTAGTAGCTAGCTGCTTCCATGCTTCCCAAGCTGTACCAGTGCCAAATCTAACCCACACATTAGAATTATCAGTAAATCCAAGCTGAGCCGCCTTACCACCAGACCAGTCAGAAGTACTACCATACTTTCTAACAGTTAGTAATCCTGTGTAACTACCACCATCAGTGAGGTTCGCCTTGGCATTAGATTTAAAATCCAACCAAACACCTGCTGAATGTTCTTGTGGAGTTGACGCTGTTTCTCTATTATCAATATGGTTTATAGTATTGTGAGAGTGCTCTGTTCTTAGTCCCACTAAGTTTCTAGCATCCCATATATTATAGTCAGTGCCATTATACCTATGTTGTAAGTCAGTTGCACCACTTCTAATATAAGTAGTACCAGCTTGCATACCAAGATATGTGTAAGTAGTTCCAGAATACATTACAAGACCATTACCTCCAGTACTCTGAATTTCAGTCACTTTGAGAGCCCCAGTCATTGTATCACCTGCTCTATTCACAGCATTAGCAAATGCTCTAATATTGTCACCACTAAATATGTAAGCTTGCCCTGATTCTCCATCCTTAGTGCCCCAAACATGGGTAGGTGTAGCATTACCTATAGTCCAATTCATTGTTAATCCACCCTCTAAAGAGTACCTAACAAAGTTCTTCAGTTGATTAGGGTCGGTTTGTTTCTGGATATAGGTATCATCTAAGTAAGTGTGGAAGTTGCTTTTATCAATAACAGGTGTCCAACCTGTAATACTTCCTGCTGTATTTCTTCTGTGCCACAATCCCTCTACACCTGTTATGGCTTGAGCTAATTCAGTATAGTAACCAGACTCATTGTTGTGAAGTATTTTAAGTCTATTCGACCATGAACCTTCTATTGGTCCATTAGTAGAGTCTTGTAACACACCTGCATATGTACCATAGGATGCTCCAAGCAATCCTACTGGATTAAGGTCTATCCTTAATGCTGCACCACCAGCTGTTAATGAACCTGCATATAGGTGGGTATGTCCTTCTGTAGATACTTTAATGCCATTACTATACAAACAGTTATCTGTGCCTACATACACATATTGGTTACTATATGTTTGAGGAGAAGTAGTTTGAGATTCTGCACCAATTAGGAATAGTTTTCTATTTATTAAATTGGTAGCGCCCGCTGTATTTACTGTATCACTACCTAGGTCAGCAGCTAATGTGATATTGCCCTGAGCATCTACAGTAATAAACATATTATCTCCAGCAATGAAGTTTATAATCTTCTCTTCATGACCATCAAACTCTAAAAAGTCTACAAGATTATACCTAAACTTTAATTTATGATTTAACCTATCAGGTTTATCTTCCCATTTAGGAATGCCAGCACTCCCAATAACCATCATCTGTCCTATACTACCGTTAGCTAAACCTTTTATAAGTTTACCAGTAGTAGAATTAAATATAGCTAGTTGACCTACAATAGAAGCCGATGGGCCACTTACTACACCAGTGGTATTAGTCTGTACATATGTCCATTTCTTTTTAATGTCTTGCCAGTTAGAAGAGTTAGATGCCTGAGCCGATTCTTTACATATTAATAGGTCACCTATTTCTACAGGTTCCCCATTAATGTATCCTACATTATCTATATAGTTTCCAGAACCAAATGTTACCACATAAGTATTACCAATGTCAGCAGCAGGGGTGTATGTTCCTGGTGTGGATAAGCCAGCTTCCAAAGCACCTTTATAAAGCATAGCATTGTTAGCCCCCAAGATACTATCAGCATATGCCTTAGCTGTTTCTATAGCATTCCATACCATTAAAGGTGAGGCAGCTATAGCTGTAATTTCAGTATTATTAATATTAGTGTTACTAGTAGAGGGATTGGGCTTACTGTTTAAAGTATCTTGTAGTTTAACGTGACCATACAATTCTAACGAAGAGCCGCCATATTCAGGTTTTAATGATAAGTGAATCTTTGGCATGGCAGAGCCCTCTACATCACCCTTCAACTTACCTATGATATAACCATCTATCACTGTTAAGTCAGAGCCTACTACATTAACAGCGCCCGTAGAGTTTAAGCCACCTGTTAGTATAAGTTTTTTTGTGGCATCATTGTAACTCATACCATTAGCTTTACGTACCTGGGCTGACTCTGAGACATCCATATCAGAATATGCTAGTAATACATTCCTCTCTCCAATTGAGGTAGATGGAGTAAGTTGTTCTACATAATCCCTAATAGACACATTTCTATTAGCTATATCAGTTACATGTCCCCATTCATCTACCGTTACATTTGGTATTGAGAATATACTAGCATTATTTACATTAGTAGATTGTCCGAAAGTCCCAGCATTAGTACCACTCTTTTTATGTATTAGCTTTCTATCAGCAGTTACCCATTCTAGTGGGACATCTGTATCCACTCTGTTAAGTGCATTACTACTAAGAATGATTCTATTACCATCACCTTTCCTTACACTTATACTTTCACCAGTAGTAGACATCATAAAGAATGAGTTACCAATGGTTACTTTAATAGACCCACTTTCTTCTGATACCTCTATGCTTGGATAACCAATGCTGAAATAAGTTCCGCATGTCCACATTTCTCTTGTATCTTCTATAAATACTATAGGATTTAGTCCTGTAGGTATAGTAGGTATAAGAGGTTCAAACAACTCCTTCTTCTTTACATATGCAATCTTCTTATCAATCACCATTATTCAATAATTTGAGTTGTTAATAAATCATCAAATCTTTTAGCTGTTTGAGCTACAGTGGATTGGGAGTTAACAAAGTTACCTGTCCAACCTATTAATAAATCTGTTCCATCAAGAATAGGATTATTCTTTATAGCTTTTCTGTTGACCGTTTTATCACCTAAGTCATTAATCTGTTTCTGCATGTTATCGAGTTTTTCTTGAACCTTATTAACAATCTCTATGATTTCTTTGTTGTCAAGAAAGACTACCCACTGACTTCCGTCATAAAGCAACATCTTACTGTTATCCTTAATCCAGATATGGTAAATAGTTGGAGGGATTGTATCACCCCTCCAGAAATTTACCTGCCTATTGTTTACCATTGCATCTGCCATGTTATTCTAGTATTATAGAAGCATTAGTAGTAATGTTATTAACAATTTCCTCTAATGCTGTAAGTTTGTCCATTAATAGTTTACCCTGCGCTGCTGATAAGCTCATGTTGGCATCTTCTGTGGTCAGATTGTTTGCTATTGTTGAAAGTATTCTCTTTGTGCAGGTGAACTTGAAAGTCTCCTCCTCACTTTCGTTATACTCCAGATTAGTAATCACCTCCAAGTCTTCGTAGTTATTTAAGTGACACATAGTAGTTACACTTACCCTTTTAACTGAATTTATGTCAGTCTGGCTAGTTCCAACCTTGTTATACACAGCAACATAATTATCAGTATCATATTCTACCACAGAGGCATAAGATGAGAATAAGGATTCCATAAATTCAATAGCATCATCTCTTACATCAAAAGGATTCTCCAAGTTTAAGATATCGTTATAAATCACTGATTGAGCTGAGTTTAAATCAGTTCTGATAGAATCTACTTCTGACTTGATAGTAGTATCATTGTAATTCTCCAGACTGTCAACTTTATCCTTATATAGATTAGTAAAGTCATTAGTAGAAAGCCCCTTACCTTCCTCCTTTAACACAAATTTACTAACATCAGGTATTTCAGACTTTAAAGCATAACCACTTAAATCAACACCAGGTATTGCAGCTATTTGTTGTTGTACCCAAGTTTGTGAAGCTAATCCTTCAATACTAGGAATACTCGGAGTATTGATAAGGTCATTATAATCTTTAGAGAATAATTCTGACTTATCAGCTTTACTATTCAAGGCAGTCTTTACATTACCTATCTCAGTATTGATACCACCTATTGTAGTATTCTGAGCAAGTATAGCATCACTCAGTTCCTTAAACGTAGTATATGATGGGTCAGCACCTTCTAAGATTATATCAAACCTTCCATCAGTATATTGCTTAGCTTCTAATAAAGCATTACCAGCAGCACCTGCTGCTTCAGCTCCAAGTTCATCTAATGTATATGTTGGTTTATTGGGTTGTTTAGCCCATGAGGGAACAGTAGGGTCAGTTTCTACAAACTCAGTTAAATAACCTTTAGCTTCTAACTCTTGTTCAGTAACTAAGTTATCTGGTATTGAGTTTATATAGCCCTTGTCATTCTCTAACTGTGATACTCTGGTAGGTATTTCAGTCTTATCTGCCTTACCACTAATATCTGGAATGTCAGTCTTATTAGCTTTCTTATCTACTTCACTAGATAAGTTAGTTATAGACTTTCTAATTCCAGAGTCATTGTAGTTAGTAAGACCTTGCAGTTTAGCTTTCTCAGCAGTAGTAAAGCTCTGCTCTGATAAACCCATTCCAACCTGCTTGTCAACCTTGTTGTTCCAACTATCAATATCCTGCTGATTTATGTTCTTAGCAGCACTAGCAGCAAATTGAGGCTCTAACTCTTCTGTTAGATAACCTTTAGCTTCTAGTTCCTTATCGGTAACATACTCTTCAGGAACTTCAGTTAGATACTCTGAGTCATTCTCTAATTGAGAGACTTTAGTGGGTATCTCACTCTTATCAGCTTTACCAGAGACATCTGGAATCTTAGCATCTACTTCCTGCTTAGTATAGTAGTTATTAAGCTGTATGTCTCCGCCTTCAATAGCTGCAAGTTTATCATCAACCTCATCCTTAGTATATACTGTATGTTTGTCAGCCTTAGCTGCTAATAGTTCTCGTATAGTTGTAGTATCAATAGTCTCAGGATTATAACCGCTCTGGTCAAGTATCTCTACAGTTGTCTCTCCTAACCCTGCATGAGCACTCTTAAATATGTAGTACAGATTACTAAATATCTCCTGTGTTCCAAGTAACTTGAATCCACCTATGACACTACTAACTCCCAGAACTGTGTTAGCCCCATTAGGAATCATAACATATATATACTCACCAGCTCCAGCATTTACTGTGTAGACATTATCAATAGTTCTATCTAACTGTGTATAGTCTGGAGAAGTTCCAAAATAATTTGGATATTTAATGTCAAATGTAACAACTCTCGTAGCACTAATATCTTCATACTTGTACTTAAGAGTAACTACCATAGATGTAGTCCTATTAGTAAAGATATACTCTCGCACTTCTGGACTTAGTGTAACGCCATTGATAGATTGCTCAATAACATCCTTATGGTATTCCCAAGTAACCTTTACATCAGTAGGTTCATCTCCATAACACATATACTCAGGGTCTAGAGATATAGCCTTGACGTTATCATCAATAGATGCAGCTGCAATTTTAGCATTAACCCATTCAGTAGAGGCAATTCTGTTAGAATTATCTGTCATCAAGGGCAATGTAGTAGTAGGAGTTCCAGCAAAGCTTGGAGAGAATATATCAGCTTTGTTCTTAAATCTAATTTCTATCTCACATGCCCATTGAGCGAGCTTGAGGTTAATTTCATCAATAACCTTATTAATGTCAAAGGCTATTGAATCAGTTACAAAGGTATATAAATCTTTTTGATTAGACAAGTTACCTTTGATGTTTCCCCACTTTAGAGCATATTCATCTGCTATACCAAGATTAATTCTGGCTATAGTTCTCTGATACTCATCAGTTAACTCTGAGAATAGATTCTCCTTTTGGAATCCATCATCCCCGCCAGTACACCCATAATATTTAGAAGTATCACAATCATCCTTAATACAGATGTGGTCTACTCCTTCCTCTTCTATTTTTACACTGTCTATCTTGTCTATTGTAATAACACCATAGTCAGCACAAATTCCCTCTACTTCTTCTTTCTCTATAACACCATCAATTATTTTAGTATCTGGCTTTATGTTAGAAATAGAATGTGGGTAGTCAGGTAAAATGGGAGTTTCTTGTTCTTGTTCGTCAAGACGTATAAACTCTGCCATATTTTAGATTTGAATAATTTGATAAGCATATGTCATAGGGTCTAAGAAGGATATGATTGTAGCTTCATTGACCTTATGAATTGTTTTAGTAATGGTCATTGATAAACTAGTATCTCCAATAGGGAATACCTTGTTATATAATGAACCTTCCATGTAACATACATTCTCATTAAACATATTATTAACAGAGTTCCACCTTAAAGTTGTATCATGACAGCCTCTAAGGAATGTATTACCCTTACAGTCAGCTTCCAATACATTGTCATAAGTATCTCCCAAGAATATGTTGTTAGTACACCCTTGTTTTAATTCGTTATGTTTAGTATTATGTAATTCTGAACTGTCAGTAATAACTCCACCAGTTAAGTCTGAGAATGTGTAGAAATCTCCATATGCTGCTCCAAGATTAAGATTAGTGTTGTCTAATTCATCAGCAGTTCTTCTGAACTTAATATTCTTAAAGTCATAGTATGCTGAGTTGAAGTGATTGTCTCTCATAAAGGTTATTCTACCTTTGGTAGTAATACCATCTTCAAGAGTTTCTTTAGTCGGGTCATATTCAATAACCCAATCCTTCATTTTATTATCATCAATAACAACCCTTGGGTCTAACCTATTGTTAGTAATAGCTGTTACAATTAGCTTCCAAATAGGTGAGGGGTTAGTGGAGCTATCAGTGCCCCACGTAACCTTCTGACCAGAACTATTAGTAACGTTAGAAGAATAGATAGTTTGAAAGTCTGTAATAACATACCTTGCCCCTGTTACTAAACTCTTCTTACCTATATTATCATTGAGTACTGCGTAGGTAACTTCTAATGGTTTGGATTGTCCACCTTCTCCAGTATAATCAATGATACCTATGTTCTTCCTTAGTTGTTCCTGCTCTAAATCAGTTAAACCACCCAATAAGTCTTTCTTCTTGAAATAATTATTTAAATCATGAATACAGGCATAACGTCTTGTATCCCTTTCTATTGCCATGTTAATTATTCATTAGAAATTCGTATATTCCATCTATCTTATCAAAGTATTGACAAGTCTGAATAAAGGATATTTGGTGTAGAATCATACTATAGTCTTCTACGTATCCCTTATTTAGCCTCTTAAGGAATTTGTCAAAGTCTTTGATTACTTTCTTCTTAAGGTTAGTTATTGCATCCACAACCACCTCCTCCTATAGTATTCTTATCAACCATAACATCTTTACAAATTCCTCCACATTGAGTAATGTCTTCTAAGACTCTCTGAGCCTCATAGTATTGACCTAACTCAATTAAGTACTTGATAACATTAATTGCCATCCATATAATATCTCTATTATAGATTAGCATCTTAACATCATCAGTTCTATTCTTACATCTTCCTGGTAAGTCTCCTAAAAGATTCTTACATAGTCTATAGAAACATTCATTAATATGACAAACACAGAATGTGTTCTTATCACCTCTAATGATTGTAGTAGTCTTCTCTGTAACAGTAGCTGGAGGCATAGCATTCACCTCTAATATTTCCTCTACAGTTACTGCAATAGACTCTTCATCAACATACTTCATGAATGTCTCAGACTCTGTATCGTAGTAATAAACAGAATTATAAGCTGTTAGTGCAGTGGGATTTCTCTCTAACACATACTTCAACCATACATCAGTTGGCAGAATTATATGTGTAACTTCATATAGACCATCAATGGGCATCTCTAATTCGGATTCATCAATGCAGTCTATAACGTGTTCTACAACATCATACTTCTGAGTTACTTCGTCTCCTGAAGACTTAATACTTGTTATAGCATTAAGAGTAATTGTTTGGCTATAGGCATAACTACGAGTACTAACTGTGATTCCATCAGTCTCGTTTAAGTACTCGTCATTATCCCTCTCCAATCCAGTTATCGTAATACCACAAGCACCTTTCTTGCATATTTTAAATACTGAATCCATAATTATACGTTGAAGTCAGCTCTAACTTTAGTTTTGATTTCTCCTACTAGTGTAAGATAGTCTAGGTATTTCTGTCTATCAGTTTGATTATCAGATAATCCTAATACAATACTGTTGGAGCTGTTGATTAAATCAAACTCTTCATCTTGGTCTACATACTGCCTAATAATAGCTTTAATGCATTCTTTATGGTCTGGTTGACCATGTAGATGAACCTGAACATATGTCCACCTTGTTTCTTGTGTTACATCTTCTGTTTCTGGGTCTATAACATCAACCACCTTTGACTTAATGTCATAGTTATAGTAATATGTGCCATTACCTAGCTTCTCTATTGAGTTAGGTTGTACATTCATTTCTATTCTTCTTGGTTCTAACATAAGGTCTTATTTTAAAATTTACTGGGAATGAATATCTGGTTAGAGAGTAGAATAGGTCCCTACTCTTGCTCTCAAAGTAATAAGATTTGTTATTGTACACAAAGTTAACCCTAAAACACTTGCTATAGCTAACCATATCTACAACATGAATATACTTGTTATAAAATCTTGAAATATTAGACTTCTTCCCATCCCAATTAGAGAACCTTAAACCTGTATCTCTTTGAATCTTTCTTAATAGATTCTTAGAATTACAGAACTTTAGCCAACCAAAGTATGATTGCATTCTCCTTCTCAATTCCTGTCTGTCAATCTTACCAGACTGATATTTCCTAACAAGTCTGAATAGTCTAATCTTAATTGACTTCCTTAGTAATACATGGGTATGATAGAACCTATAACCTACAAAGTCTATACCTCTATCATCTACTGGGAATATTTGGTAATTTGATTTTAACCTTAAATTTAGAACCTCCTTCAAGTACATCTTAATTGCTATAAGTACTGTTCTCAAGAAGTTCTTATCACTGCTGAGAATTACAATATCATCAGCATACCTGAAATAGAATTTACATTTCAACTCTTCCTTGACCCAATGGTCAAAGTAAGCTAAGTACAGATTAGCGAAGAACTGTGATAAGTAATTACCTATAGGAACTCCGTCGGCAGAATATATGATTTCAATAAGCAATAGTAAAAGACCTTGGTCTTTAATCTTCTTCTTAATGATTTCACATAGTATGTCGTGATTAACAGATGGGTAAAACTTTCTGACATCCATCTTAAGACAGTACATTGTCTCCTCTGGATGTTTAGTTAATGCCGCTCTTAGGTCATAAGCTACATTATGAATTCCTCTATCTTTGATGCAAGAGTAAGTTTGCTTAATAAATATTTTAGTCCAAATAGGTTCCATCACGTTCATTATAGCGTGATGTGTTATCCTATCTGGATAGTATGGTAGTCTAAATATCAACCTTTCTTTAGGTTCGTATATCTTAAACGTACTATACTCAGAGGTTTCATATACTAAGTCTTTTAATTGCTCAGATAACCTCTCATTCTCCTCCTGTCTATTCCTGTCATGCTTGAGGATTCCCCATCTAGCTGACTTATGCTTTCTAGCCTTATCATCAGCTTTCTCAATATTCTCTATATCATAAACCTTCTCATGTAAATAACCTATACGTTTCAAGTCTTATATATTTATTATGGAAGCTTTCGAGACTTAACCTACTAACACCCAGTTATTAAATACTACGTTGTCTTTTGCCAAGAGGCAAGGGTACTATTTAGACTGTAAAATGAAACCAAATTACCTAAATAAAAAATATATAATAAGCCTACATTGGTATTAGCATTACTACCATTATTAGCGTTGCTGCTAACGATGAGTGTTTTATAGCAAATATAACCTGTCCAGCACCAACAGTATGTAGGTAAATAGCACCCCTAATCTCGTATTCTATCTATTGTGTATTTTGTTAAACTACCTTATTTAGTGTTCTGAAGCCCACAATGGCATTAGCAGCACCGACCCCAGAATTAGAATAGAAGTAGCCAAGACCAGCATCACCACCATTACCAGCGTTGCCGCCAACGATGAGCGTTCTTAATGCTGTGCTTGAAGCATTGCCGTAGTGATAGTCACACATGTAAGTAGTAGCAGAACCGCCAACTACTGAAGGTATGATTTCACCAGTTTCTCCAAGGTCAAAGTCCTTTGTCCATCCATCAGCTACTACTTCTGTACCAGCAACAGTCATCTTACCTTTAGCAGTATTATCGTCTCCGAATGCTGTTGGGTCAGTAGTAGTGTACACACTACTTGGTTGATTAGCTTCTGTTCTCTCTAGGATAATGCCATCCAAGTTAGTCCAGATGTCTCCGAATGGATTATCGAATCCTCTCCATCTTGGAACCTTGAATGTTTTAGATGCTACTGTCGTAGACTCATTTATTACTGTTTCAGGAATAACTAAATCCTTAACTCCAGTAAAGTTACCAATATCATTACAGTATCCGCATGGTGTTAATGGGTAATAACCATTATAGTTATTCCAGTTAGTTCCATCCCATGTAGTAACACCATCTCCTAGTCCACCTTGATGATAACCATCAGCTGTTAAGTCAGCAGTGTAAGCCTTCTGTGAGTTTAGTGTAGCATACTCGATAACCCAAGCCCAGTAGAATATCCACTTGTAATATTCATAGCATAGCATTTCTGAACCAGCATTAGTAGCATAAGTTCTCATGTTTGCTCTTGAGATATTAGTTCTTGGCTTACCTAAATCACTCCTAAACTTATCTGTCTCCAAATATGTGTCATTAGCTGTTCTGTTACCTCCACCCCTGAACTGAGTAGTGGTATTAACAACTGATACAGCTTTAGGAGTTGCAGATACAGTAGTATCAACAGTGCTTCTATAAGCATCTACTAACATTTCTGGAATCTCAATCCACGTATCATCCATTTTAATAGTAGACATTCTAACCCATCTCTTAGTACCTTCAACTCCAGACTTACCATAGAACTTAGGAATGTGTACCCTTACAGTACCATCAGTTCCATCAAGTACTGAATCACTTCCGTCAGCTTTCTTGGACCAGTCATTAGGGTCTAGGTAATAATTAATCGTAGCTCCGTCAGCTACACAACCTTTATACTGAGATTGTACTGGTAATGACTTATGTAGTAATGGATTACCAATTCTAGTTAGTGTTGGGTCTGCTACTGTAGAATCCCATTCAACTCCGTAGGAGTAAATGTCTTCTAATCCAGTGTAATCAATTCCTCCTCCACCTTGGTTATCTTGCCATTCAGCTGTTCCATCACCAGTATTTACTAGGATTTGTCCTTTAGCTCCTCCAGCTGGAATATGTTTGTTACCTGCTGTAGTAGGGTGTACATAGTTGTTAGCATTAGCTGCCACACCTTGTAGTTTAGTCTTCTCAGCTGTTGTATAATCTTCTGTAGATAATTGTTTACCTTCAACCTTATCCACCTTATTAGCTATCTTTGCTACTTCTTGCTTCTCAGCTGTTGTGTAGTCGTTAGTAGATAACTGCTTACCGTCTACCTTATCAACTTTTAGAGCAATAGCAGCTGTGCTTCTTGCCTCAGAATCCTCAATAGCTTTATCTACTTGTGTCTTGTTGTAGTAACCTGTTAGGTCTACCTCTACGTGCTTATTACCTAAGAACTCCCATCCAGTCTTCTCACTAGTAACCATCCATATATATTCATCATATACATCGTTGGCTCTAGAGCCTTCATTAGGAACCATGTAAATGGTATTGGGATTACCCTTAGCTGGTAGTTCTGTAACAACAAGAACTTTACCACCTGCATCAGCTATTGCATCAGTTACCCACTGTTCTGTAGCTAAACCTTCAATTACCTTATTAACAGTAGTTGACTTATTAGCTCCATTCTGAACAATAGGGATTAACTCATCACCAGCTAGTGTCGTAGCAGGGGTCATTTGAGAGATTTTAATATCAGTTGCTGCCATTATTCAAATAAAATTAAATCACCATTTTCTGTAACCATAAATTTACCATCTTCTAATATAATGTTTGCCAAATCCCTAAAGATTAGACCACCATCTTCTGTAAGTATATTAACGCCAATTTCGGCAAGAATATTTCTAGTAACATCAGTAAGATAAATGTCCCCATTCTCTAACTTCCACTTGTCTACAACAACAGACTCATGTCCTTGTCTCTTGACTATCAGTGGATAACTGCTGTTCTCAAATCCTTTTAATATTACTTGTCCATTGGCATCAGTTATGTACTCCTTACCTTTAAAGATAACTATGGCTCCTACTAAAGGTAGCCCAGTACCTCTATCTATAATTCTAACTACAACTGAGATAACCTTCAGATTGGCTCTCCCAATATGGTTACCAATGCCAATATAAATTCCCATGTTAGTTACCTACTTGTAATGTGTTTTCAGGTACAGCTTTAATTCCTATAACTAATTCAGGATTCCATCCAGGATAGAACACAGTAGCTATATACTGACCCTCTGAATCTTTTAACAACACCTCTACTGTTACATTATCTTCAGTAATATTCTTAACAAGAACTGCATTACTTCCATAAGGTAACTCAAAGTCACCTGCAGGTAGTAGAGATAGTCTACTTACTTGCAGGGAGGTTGGTCTTTCATTTTGATTGAGATTAATCATTCTTATGCGTTTTTAACTTCGTTATTCATTTGATTACCATCGAATAATTGAGCATATTCAATGTCTGTTCTCTTAGTATCATTATCAGCATCACTCTGAGATTTGTCTCTTTGAGTCCTGGCATTATACCAGTTAATATCAGCTTCATTCTGAACCTTCTGTCTTTCAATCTCCAACTTAGCCTCATTAAGACTTTCAATCTTACCTTGAGCTTGTTGTAGTTGTTGTTGTAACTTCTGATTCTCTTGTTGTAATTGTTCAAGCTGTTGTTGCATCTGACCCATCTCATTCATCTCCTTCTTCTTCTTAGCAAATGCTTTAGTAACCTTAGCTTTCAGTTCAGTAAGACTTCTGGCAGTTAAAGCATCAACAATCATATCTGGGTCTAATTGACCACTCTTTATAAGCTCAATAATGATTTGCTGAACGTTCTGCATCTCCTTCATAATCTGAGTACTTGGCACAATGTGTACATCGTAATCAGTATGGGTGAAATGCTCTGGTAATGCTGTGAATACCTTTTGTAACTTATCTCCAAGAATTAGAGTTCCAGTTAATCCTTTCTTCCATACTATCTTAGCTATATCAAGACAGTCTCTAAGGATGTCTATTGACAATGTATCCATAGTCTGATAGAATGGTTTAGTAATTGTATAGGAGTTCCTTGCTCCAGCTTCTACATTACTAACAGCATCCTTCTGTTGGATACCATTTAACCTTTCCCTAAATACTCCTGTGATAGACGAAGTCTGGTCTTCTACTCTCTGTAATGCTAAGTCAAATGCTTGGATTGTTTGTACTTTAATAGTATCAGTAAATCCAGCAAATGAAGTATTGTTATTAAATGCTCTACCTTCTTGACTTGTATCTACTAAGGCTACTCCAGTCTTCTTAAATGCTATCCACTTCTGTATTCTTTCAGTAAGGTCATCACCTAATATAGTTGGAAGCATTGATAAGTCTAGCCAGTCTCCATCAGTACCGCTGTTAGCTAGAATATTATCTCTAAAATAAGTAATTAAGTCATACTTGTCTTGTAGGTGTGCACATTGTAGTACTAAAGACTGTGGAACATTGTCCCTATTAACCAGATATACACCATTAACAGATAGTCCGCACTTAGTAGGAGCATCCTTAGTTCTAATTACATTCTCCGATTTACCAGTAAGAACGTATATAGACTGTCCTATTCTAACTCCCTCATATCTATTTTGAACGTACTCATCACCCTCTTTGTCTATATCAATCCACTCTGTTTCATAGACAGGTAATAGCTTATAGTTGAATGACTCATAAGTATCAGCAGGGAATCCTGGAACAATACCTTTACCAGCATCTAGTCCAGCACCTTCTCCTTCCATAATAGGTCTGCATCCCACTTGGTTCTCCATAGCCCTAATATACATATAGGAACTATCAGAGTAGTGTTCATACATATCCTCTAACTCAGCCCTACTCTCATCACTTAGATTTTTGCCATACTCAACAAGAATTTGCTGTTTAGTCATCCATTTCCTAATTACAACCCTATAACTATCCTTTACATATGGGGATTCGGGATTCCTATCAACAAATGTATTTAATGGATTGAGAACATCAATACTAATATTAGTTCCACTGGCTGATGGTTTGACCTTATAGAATGAGCATCCAGTAACAAGTAAGTCTAATAACAGTGCCTTTAGCTTATTAGCTAAGTCAGTGTTCCTTGATTGGATTACATACTCAATAACATTCTGTGCGGCTATCTCGTAGTCACTAATAAAGTTGTTATTAATGTCTTCAATTAGCTTCTCTATGTCTGCCTCAACTGAAGCATCACTAACATTACCTCCTCCTATAAAAGCTAGAATTTGATTGTTCAAATGCTTCTGTAAGAATGTGTAGACTTGCTGGCTTATTTCTAACTCCTTCTGTCTAGTAATCTTGGAGATTGTTTCCTTATCTTTGCAAGATACCTTTGGAAGAATTGGAATGTCTAAATACTCTCCAATTAAAGCATCAACGTGTTTCTTTATAAGAGGAGTGAACTCAATAGAAGTAGGATTACCTATTCCAAAGTTTTCTTCAAGATACCTAAATTGCTCGGCATCTCTCTTACCGTTATAATAGTTGTATGCCTTCTGTAACTTCCATTTGTTGAAGACTAACTCATTTACAGCTTTGTCAATCTTCTCTATCAAATAATCATCACTTCTTTGCTTTGCACTCATCTTCGTAATCATATAATTGTATAGCAGTGAAGTACTTAGTTCTCACTAAGCTTCTCTCCTTTAATTCTTTCTCAATAAACTTCATAAATTCCTCAGCCGTCCCATCACATGCAATGGACAATGGCTTCTCATCTTTATTAAGTCCAAGGTCCATTCTATATCCCACGTGCTCAGGTTCCTCACCTGGAAATTTATAAGTGGTTTCGTAAACCTTTAGGACTCCTTGATACTCTACACAATACAAAGATTTAATTAAATCTCGTATCGCTTGTTCGATGTCCTGTGTCGTCATAATATTGT